GAAATTGTCGAAGCCGAGGAGGAAGAAGTCGAAGCCGAGGAGGAAGCTGAGGCCGAGGAAGAAGAACTCGAAGCCGAGGAGGAAGAAGTTGAGGCTGAGGAAGAAGAAGTCGAAGCCGATGAGGAGGAAGAAGCTGAGGCTGAGGAGGAAGTCGAAGCCGAGGAGGAAGTCGAAGCCGAGGAGGAAGAAGCTGAGGCTGAGGAGGAAGAAGCTGAGGCTGAGGAGGAAGAAGCTGAGGCTGAGGAGGAAGAAGCTGAGGCTGAGGAGGAAGAAGCTGAGGCTGAGGAGGAAGAAGTCGAAGCCGAGGAGGAAGAAGCTGAGGCTGAGGAGGAAGAAGTCGAAGCCGAGGAGGAAGTCGAAGAAGAAGTGTTTGAGGTTACGATCAAAGGAAAAGGCTATTATACCACAAACGAAACAGACGGTGTAATTTATGCGATTGCGTCAAATGAAGACGTTGGAGACACAGTAGGACACTTCGTTAAAGGTAAGCCAGTATTTTACTAAACAAATTTTACATTTAATAAATTAAAAATTACGTCGCTTGTGTGTTTTATAAATAGATTTTGATTTATATTTTATAGTTTTATGTCTTCTTTTTTTATGCGGTTTACCTCCCCGTGATGTTGCTACTATTTTTTTACCGAGTTCATTCGTCAATAGAAGATTGACAATATGCACATACAATCCAATAATAGCTAATTGATATGATAGTTTTGCTCGGTATTTATTATCGACTATCTGATTACCTCCCGATACTTTGGTCTTAATTATATCATAATTTGTGTCAAGTGTGCTTTTCATTAATTTTAGTTTATCCTCTAAAATAGTATTGTTACGAACAACGTTCTTGCTCCATTCATTAATTGCATTTGGTAAATTAGGTAACTCGATATACTGGTCTTTATTCCCACTAATACTATCTGCATATGTTTTAGTTATAAAATCAAGTATACTACCAGGATCTAAACGAATATCACTAGAAAATGGCTGGATTTCATCAATAATTTTTCCAAAGTCTCGTTTATTGGCGTTATTGAATATTATTGACCCAAACTTATTATAAGCATCTGGTGTAATTTCTGGCTGTTTGTTTGCGTTTAGTTTATAATTGTCAAGTGGGTTGTTTTGGTTGCCTAGATTGTATTGCTTATTGGATGGCTGAATGTTTGCATTCGTAGGAGTATTATTCTGTTTGTTATTGTAATTGAACGAGGTTTTCTTTGTGTTTACAGAAAACATAGCTTCTTCTTCATTCAATATATTTGCATTGTCAGTCTTGTTATTAATTAAGTTTACAAGTTCATTACCAAGAATATCATTCGTTATGGGACAATATATATCAGATTTGTTTGTATCATTTACTTCTCCGTCTATCAACTTTAATTTAATATAAATCTCTTTTGTTGGCACGGATGTTCCAGATTTCTCCATATTTATATTCGTCACATTGAGATTTAATAAATGAGTGTCAATTGTTGCACCTTTAATTTTTAGTATATATTTGTTGTATATCTGTTCAAATTGTTTAATCCATTCATTTGCGATCTCTGGTGTAATTGCATCAATGTAATGCTGCAACTCAATATTAGTTGTAGTTAAAGTCGGGCGAATGTACTTATATTGAACATTGTATTTAAATTGGGATATGATTTGATTATCGGTACGCGAATTTGATTGTTTTGATAAGTCTATGTTATTTGCAATCAAATATTGTTCAATCAAATCTGCGCCATCCTTTATCATATTGCGATTAAATAGATTTTCTACGTGAGAAGTAAGCGAAAGTGCATCTTTTACGTGTGTCGTTTTTATTATTTTACTTAACGCTGATGTAATATCGGCTTGACGCATTTTATCTAATATTGTTTTAAGTCGCGTATATTCATCAGTCGGTTTACTGTCAATTGATTTTACACCAACATATAAGTCTTTTAATGTAGATGGGACATAGATGTTGGGGGTTCTCGTCTCTTTACCTGCGTAGTTATTGTGTGCAATTGTCTTAATCTCATCGTTGATATTTTGTAGCAGTACATCGTTTGCTATCTCGCCTTTTAATGTTTTATTAACAAATAATACTGCGAATAACGCATCATAATTACTCCCGGATGCATACGGTGATTTGGCAACATTCGCTTTGCCTTGCATTCCGTCCTTGATCCCATTGGTAATCTCTGTTTCAATTGCATCAATCTCTTTAAGTATATTTCCTTTGACCTTGGTAATTTTTCCAATAATTTCAGCTTTATATGTATTCAACGACCGATTGAGGTTATAAACCTCTTCCAACAATTTACGATAAGATGGATGATTTAATAGATCATTTAACCATATCACTTCGGTTACTGTATATGGTTTGCTATTAATGTTAACATATGACGAGAACGTTTTTAATGGATTGTAGAATATGCTATGCTTATAATGCGTTGCTATTCCTGGTTCCAATAATTCAATCGATTGTTTATGATTATTCACGGTAAAATATTTTGTTGGAAATAACAATGCCAACATCGTCATCACATTGGTTTCTAGCGTTTTTTGTTTGTCCAGTTTGTCTGCGTTATCCGGTTTGCCACGTGCATTAGAAACCATATTAATAAATTTATCTCGGTTGAAAAACGTATTAACGATTTCTGGATATGCCAATGATTCTATGTTCGTGTTAGAATAATCCACTTCATCCGTTATATATGGATACGTTCCACTACCCTTCAACTCTTTGTATTCTGGATTATACAACATGCTACGGGTAAACTCGATCGGCTTGCTATTTGGTATATTTGTCGCCATCATAATTCTTAGAAGATGTACATCCATTTTAGTGTTCTATTTATATTATGTGAACACATTATTTCACATAATGATACACTAATTACTTACTTATTTCATAGAGAAACTCTGGACCTCTTTCTCTTTTACTACATTCTGCACTCCCGCTTTCTCTAAAACTGCCTTTGCCTTTTTAATGTCATCGTCGGATACTTTGTCCTCATTTGTTTTATTATTTTCTAACAGCGTGCTATGATAGTCTCGGAAGTCTTCAGATAAAATGCACAATGCACTGTCTTCGTTAAATAGATATTCAGTAAATATTATAAAACACAATGTTATAAACATTGCGATGTAAATATCCCGTGTACCCATCCACGCGATGGAGAAGACCAATAATTGCCGACTTACTGTATATTTTAAATACGACTCCATTGACTTGCTAAGATTAATGTTTACAAATCGGGATACGACATTCAATGTTAATATCATCAATCCTGTAAATATTTTACTGTCATTAACCGCCTGTATCTGATTGTGCAAATATGTAAAAATTGACTTAAATGTTCCCTTCGGCTCTTTCATTGCAACCTATACGTTGTAACGAGATATTTATGCCACGAAATTTTGACGAACTTTCTATGATGATTTGTCCAGTTGCTCTACTTTGTCTTCTGCTCGAAACTTTGCCTCGACAATTGAAAACTTACACGATGGTCTACATACATTGCAGTAATCATCGTTAAACTTTATTTCTGGAAAAATGTGAGGCGCCATTTCGTTATTTACCTGCATATTCTTGTACTTTAATGTTCCATTCTTGCAATTTTGCTTGCGAAATGCATTCTGGACTTCATCGTGTCCATATCCTTCACTCACATTTTCAAACGTCTCGATCTGTTTTTTGCTTCTAGATTTAGCTGGTTTTATTTCTTCATATTCCAATGGCGGGGGTTCTTTCTCCTCGATATATTCAGTCATCGTTTTTCCCTCAATGTCGTGAAACGCTTCCATATTTAGCATATTTTCTGTACAATCCATCTGATAGAATAGAATGATTAATGCACAAACGAAAAGGCCGATTGTTGTATCGATCATTGAATAGAATATGATTATAGAAATCGCTAATAATTTTCCAATAACGGTATGACTAAATTCAATACATCCCCTATACTGCGATAGTAGGATATATATAACCACGATGGGTATAAATTGGGCAATCGTATCTATCATATGTACTATACTATAACACGACTTTATATTTCCAAAATTTCGGTTCATTATTGGTAAAATAATTTCTACTTAGTTTTTAAGTATACTTATTTATATAAAATGTCATTAGTAACAACCGCTTCGGCATGGATAAGTGATGATTCATCTAACAATAAAAAGCGAATTCCTACTATTAGACGAAATGCTACGAAATCTAAGACACAGTCGGACGATTCTGATGAAAATATAAACGCCAATGAACACTTCCAATCTATGAAACCTAGCACAATTGAAGATGTTGAACGAAATAATAATAGTCGCAACACCAAGGTGAATATGCTATTGGATAAAATTACCAGCGCAAATTCCGACGATGACAATACAATGGGTAAATTTAATCCGATTTCACCACCAGTCATTCAACCAAAACGAGATATTAGCGATAATGTGGACGAACAACAATATATGCCCCCTATTCCGAGATTTAAAAACGAGGGTACTGCGTCTAATATTTATGGTGCTCAGCGTGCTAACGGATATGGTGCAAATGATACCAAGGCGGCTATATATAGCAACTATGATAAGAGTTACACTCCACCCACGCGTCCGTATTATTCGGCTATGGGCATAAATGCAAGTGGTGGAGATAACAAATTGTTAGAAAAAATCAACTACATGATACATTTGCTGGAACAACAACAACACGAAAAAACGGACAACATCACAGAAGAATTTATATTGTATTCCTTTTTAGGGATTTTTATCATATTTGTGGTTGATTCGTTTGCTCGGGCTGGCAAATATACCCGATAAATTGTATCAAATTTATGACAAATATAATATTGTAATATTATATATGATGTCTAGCGACGAAAGTAAAGGAGATGATGAAAAATACTACACCGAACTAAAATCCACACTGCCACTACCACTGGGTCGTCCACAAGCCAATTTCAATAAATTGCTCCGCAACATTGACGCGGAAGTTGAAAATGAAAAGAAACTATTGGAGTTAGCAGAGGAAAAAGCATATCACGAAAAGTACAGCGGCGACATGGGTGCAATTGAGATGGGTTTGAATGAAGCAAAAGAAACGAACGAGCAAGTCAACCCGAATGTTAACAATTCAGCTATATCTCGCGACGCAATGAATAAGTTAGTTGCCGAAACGCTTGGTGGGAAAACGACTAGAAAGGCATACAAACATAGAAAATCTCATAAAGCAAAAAAGGGTCACAAATCAAGAAAGTCTCACAAATCCAAGAAAGCCCGCAAAACTAGAAAATAAAAAGAACATTTCTATGCGGGTTTGTCCAAATTGTATCATAACTATATTACGATACAATTGCGTGAAATCATAGTGAGGTCAATGCCGTCTTGTCTACTTGCACTTCTTTGATAACATTCTTAATGATTTTCTCTTCAAATTTCAGGTCTTCTTCTTTACCATAGCCTCCCAATGCGGATTTATGATACTGAAAGTAATCCTCACATACATCGGTACCAATTTGCTCGACCGCAGGTTTGTTGTCATTGTACCATCTCCACAATTCCTTCATATTCTTCTTAGCAACGCTACGTACGGCTTTTCTCATCTGTGTCTTGTCGGAGTCATCTTTTTCCCATTTATCAGCATTCTTGATATAGATAGTTTCACGTTTTAGGTCGGTACAATGCAAGGGTCTGGTGTGCATTTCCATATCTCGGAAGCGATGAGCCATAACAGTAGATATGCCTTCCACGAAACCAACCTGTCCAGTATGGATAAACTCGTCACGAGTAACTTCAATAGAATTGATAAAGTCGTCCATGCTGATGGCATCCTTGCAAGTTTCGTTCAAAAACACATTAAGATTGAATTTGTTGGTATTGTTACAATTAGTGTTATTGTTATTATTGCCTGCATTCTTGGCGAGTTCCATCATATGCTTGTTTTGTTCAATCATAAGGTCTTTGAATTCTTGGTTTTGTTTTAACAGTTCAATAATGAGATTATCTTTGACTGAGCAAGACAATCCATCATTGCCTGTCTCAATTTCCGCAGTAATAGTATTTGCCAGTACTTTACACGTTTGTTTGTGTTTCCATAGCCCGACACGAGACTTATATACCTTGTTACAATTATCACAGCATATATTCGTAATAGCAACTATTTGCGACTTATCTGTTAACTGGTGTTTCCGTTGATGTTTTGCAGTCAATAAATGTTTGGCATAACTACTTGTCTTATCTGTATTGTAGCGACATCCAGAACACCGATATTTAGCGGCAACTTTTGGCAACTTTTCTGTTTCCATTTGTTAATATACTAGTTAACAGAAAAAATGCTCTAAACCCTTTGTCCATAAATACTTAAAAAAATATGCAGTGACATTTTTCATCAAAAAATTGGAATTTACAGCATTATGCTCACAATGTGTTTTTCAGAGGGCCCTTTTCACAAAGTCCCTCGACCCTTTTGAAAAATGGACATTTATTTTTGTCCATTTTCGGCGAGCGATGCCGATTCTTTTCTGGACTTTTATAAAGAGTGATAAATTAGTATAGTAAAAGTGTCCCCCAAATGTGGGCCAAGCAAACATAAAATACGTGTTTTGTACTGTTTTTGCAAAATAATTATTGTCAAGGTTCTCCTTACGCTTGATAATAATTAGTAATATACATTACTTTGATAACAATGCATCCTTCATTTGCTGCACCATGCGCACCCAATAATACTTATGCAACTTTTCATATTTAAATTCGTTGTTTAAGTGCTTTTCTTTGTATTCCACTAACGTCTTTTGCAAAAATTCGGGCGTTACTTCGCTCCAATCCTGAATAATTACCACTGGCAATCCTTCATATAAGCTATCTAATGGACAGCTTTTCATAATTGCAATACATCCTAGACATAATGCTTCCCACGTTCTTATGCATTCATAATCCTGTCCAAATGGAGATGCTACGAATGCAAATGAAGTTTGATTGATAAATGTCTGTTTCCGTTGATGTTTGCAATCATAATAAATCGCATTGGGCGGGATTTTCGCAATCGCATCCTTTCTATCACCGCCATATTTCGTTATTGTGAGAAACTGGAAATTGCCATAACATACTGGTATTCTTTCCCAAAATGGACGCATTGTTTTACGCAGATCCATTATATGCGTTTCTTGCTCCATCGGGGTCAATCTTGGTCCACGATCGCCTCGTATGTGAGAATAGTACATCATCGTGTGATAATCTAAGCCAAGTGGTATCAATGTGATTTTCGGGTGTACTACCAAACAATTCTGGCAGAACCAATGTTGCAATTTATCCCATTTTAAAAATTCATCAAAATCCGCGGCTGTTTCAAATAGTTCATTGGGACACTCACAGTCACCTTCCCCTGTTACTAATATAAATGGCTTAGTGAATGTTCTATATAATTGCTTATATACTTTTCTTAAATTTAAATTGCTAAAATATACGGTATCATATGCTTTCATCTTGTCAAACGAATATTCTCGATTTTCATCAGTTCGTGTTGTATATCTTTCGGAATCGCACGTCTCTTCCAACCCACGAAATCCAAATAATGCATTGTATTTCTCTATTGCGGGAACCGTACAGACGGTCGTTATATCGAGTTCCCGTTCTCGTATGTTGCTAGTCAGGTCATTTCGTAAATATTTCATCATAATTGATGACGAACCACAAATGAATGTTCGGTCATAATTTACATATAAACAATCCGACTTTACAATTTCTTCATATAACAAAATCCAATTTATGCTTGGAAAGTTGAGAACATTCGTATGGGTATATATGATAAGGTTATACGGCATTTTTGTGTTAGTTATTATATTTGCCGCATTATTTTTATAAAAACGGGTCAATTGTTCGTTTCGTTCATATGTATCGTTGCTTGGCTGTTGATATTTCGGCTGTGCATCAAATGGCACAACATTTACATTAGTATCCCTATATATGCTCTTCTCGCGAAAACCATCAATGTCTTCATTGTAATCTTGTCCCAATGCTAATACACAATCTGTGTTGTGTAATGTAATGCCAGTTTTTTCCATTTGCGTAAAATGTTCTCCATATTGCGGAATGCGGTCTGTGTATACTACCACTATGTTTAACATATTGTGTATACATTATGTTAATCATATTTTATGTTATTTATCCAAAGAATGTTTTATTTTGCAACGGATTTTTTATTCAATCGTCTCGTTTTTCTGGCAGACGTTTTTTGCGTGTTTTTATGGTTTCGAGTTTTTCGCTTCTTGCGTTTCGTTTGAACTGATCCACCTTTTTTGCCCTTGGCTAATACCTCAAAATATTTTTCTACTGTGTTAGACATAACAAATATTCCATTCGTCTCGCCTAGATACATTATCACAGTATTCTCATTTGTATTGTCTGGTTCAGCCAATAGCATTTCCGCTTCACGTACAAACGACGGTCTATCGCCATTCGCTTTTAGTATGTATCGTTTGGCTTGTGGTAGTTCACCTACTACATTAAATTTCCACTGTATTTGATCACCAAGATACCCCCCACGCTTGTAAACGGCAGATAACTCTTGTCCAAAATCGCCAATCATTTTTCTAGATATTATACGGACTATATTTTCGTCATTATTTCTAAAAAATGTGTCCCAGGTAATATTGCCATCTCTGGGTGCATTTTGTTCAATATAATTTAACACCTCTGCAAATGTATTGTTTGCAGATAATATGTTAACTGCACTGCCCTTAATCGTAGCTTCAATTACGCAATTTGTTACGGTAAACCCTTTATATATAACGTAATATTCTACTATTACTACATTATTCTTATGACGTGTAGTCATGTTGAACTCAAACTCATTTCCTTCTGTATCAATATACATTTGTGTCGGCTGTTTCAACCCAGTATATTGGTCTGAACCGGAACCATTTGAACACGATCCAAATGAACCCATTGCATCTAATACACACGTTACTGGGCACATATTTTCAATCTTTATACCTTTATACAGAGTTTTTCCATTATACGTCTCTACTAGGTGATCTACGTATTTGGTATCTGGTGGATATTTGGCCATAAGAGCATTATTAATAATATTAACATCTATCCACTTGCGGGTCGGATTAGCAGATAAACCCGTAGTAAGTGTCTTTGCTATTACCTGATTGGTTATAAAAGTGGGGGTATTAACCAAGCAAGATGTTGTTAATGCATCACCGGTGTTATTACTCTCTAAATTATGATGTCTTATGAAGCCATTTAGCAAATCACTGTCTAAATTGGTGTAAGGTCCAGTCTCTATAATTTTATTTAATATTTTATCCTGTGTATCATACAATACGTTAGTCACTTGCGTTTCTTGTATACACTTTTCCTGTATGGCTGAACACAATTGCATTAAAAATCCGTTTGCAACACTTTTTGCAGAAGCACTTAATGATCCTATCGGGCTCTCCGCTACTTCCGACGGTACATTGGTTATCTCGGCAATATGCTGTCTGAGTACATTTAATATCTGAGATTTAACATCAGTTAACAACCGATCTAACTGTGCATTTATAGCCTTGTCTCCATTGCGCTGGTTCGCTCCTCTAATTAAGAACCGATGCAATTGTCCTTTGTGTTCTTTATTCCACAATGATTTTGGATCACCTTTATTAAATGCCGCATCCAACTTAGCATTAATACCATCTTTTACTACGTCTAGCCATGTATCATCGACTACTGCCAATAAATGCTTTTTTGCGTTTTCATTTATGGCATCTAATGTTGCACTTACACTGGTTGCATCCTCTGTCACTGCAAATTCTTGCGTTGCTGGCTCTATCTTACTCCAAGTGATAGTATATATCGTATCCTTTAAGCTACACGTAACTAATGGAATTAAGTTAACTACATTAACTGCCGCATCATAATGTGATTTATCGCCGCCAGTCATAAGTTTACTGTTTGCACCGCCACCCATCTCTTTCTTTATCGGTTTGCGTAACATATAAATAACTTCAAATACCGAATTTCGGTAAGTGTCATCGTCATCTGACATTAATTTGCTAGGTTCTACTGCATCCGAGTTATATCTATTTGCATATAGATCAATAAAATAATATAATAACGCATCTTTAATAAAGTCGCTGTTGTTTATAGAATACATTGAACTCATATTCTCTATGTGGGTCGTGTAATATTTAAACGCAAATCTATAAAACTTCATGACGGATTTCATATCATCTAACGGTTCACTCAATTCGGCAACTTCGTCGTTAGCAGCTAGTGACGTTTTTGCTTCTTCGTATATGTTATATAAATGGTCTATTATTAAATACATATTGGTATATGTATTTCCTGTAGGCGGCACTGCAACGGGTGCTGGTGCTGGCGTTGTGGATGCTAGTACTGGTTCTAATATGGGGATTTTTTGTGATAAAGGTAGTATAAATGCATCTTTTCCTGTATTATTAGATGAGTACATTGATGAGGGTAGAGGAGGTACTATGTTAGTTGGTAGGTTTTCCACCTTACCGCCAAATATTGGTTGTAAACCCGGGCGCGCATCGCCAGTTGCAATAACTGTGGCAGTTGCATCATTTTTATTATGCATAACAATAGTAAGTCTAATATAATCATTCATTTCAATCACTTCTTGCATTTGATTTATATAAACTCGTCTTAAATTTTCAGCAGAACGGGTAACTACGCCAGTAAACACTGTTGCACCAGTACGGAAAGTAAGACCAGTACTGTTGTTCAAGGCCATATTGGGGTCAACTGGGACTAGTTTTTTTTCATCATCTTTTGGCGCAACTGCATTAATCGCCCTTGTCATAGCGGGCAATACACTTCTTATCCTGGCCTTATCTGTTTCATCTGCATATTTACTAATCAGTGCGTCACGAAAGTCTTCATTCAAAAGATTGGTTACTGTATTAATTGCACCGTCAGCTTCAAACCCCGAATATGTGCCAACTGCCTCTCTACCGTCAATGCTTCCATAATCACCTGCCAGATCTATCTCTTCGATCGGATTTAAATCATCTAGTTTACCGCCAAATTGAGCATTGCCGTCGCCACCACCTCGTGTAATGGATTGAAATATTTTACTCACCTGATCAAAACGACTATTCAATTTATGCATTCGTTTCCCGCCACCAACAGGACTAAAATCGTGGCACGGGTCGTGTGCAAACATATTTTGAAATAAAAACCGACCTAACTCTGGCTTTATTGTCATTTTTTGCTGTGCCATTGCCTGTATAATATATAATATACAGATAGATATTATAACCACATATTATACGATTTGGGACGCAAACTAACCATCTAAACCGCGCGACTTATCACATCGTCAAAATCAAACATTTTTCGCAAGGTATGGGAGAACACGGATATACAAAATTATACAAATAATAGGCAGTTTCATTCGTAAATACTGGCGTATAGGCGGTTCTCCAATGGTTAGAAATTGTCCTATTGCTAGATATACCTTCCATAATCAACATTTTATACTTGGACTTTTTATTAATTACATCTAGGCTATGTAAAAATCCACTATAAAATAGGTCTTCTGCTTCGGAATTCATTACACTGCCAACGAGTTGCAGTGTGTTGCCTTCTATATCCTCATATTGCGTTTTCGTATCTTTAAAGAAATATAGACCATACGTGTGCCCTTCGCTCCTCAAACAATATATATACAGTTGGTTATCATTAATCAACGACAAATAATACCCACTATGTTGTGTAATGCATATATCAAATAGACACGGCTGATTATCAAAACGAAGATGTGTCTGTATATCTAGAAAATCGGTTAATATGTCTATGTTCTCGGCGTTTATTGGCAAAACGTGAAAATTCTTGGGTAAAATGGGCAACTTGTTCTTACGTAAGTAGAATGTATCAGACTTGTAACGTATGAATGGGACAACACCATCAATCAAATCGATTTCCTTTTTTAATAATGAAACTGCAATGTTCGGGTTCATCAGTCGCTGATTATATTCGTGTGTTTGATACAGATTTCGCGTAACTTTTCGTGTGTCTTGTTCTCTCTGAACACATAAATAATCAACATAATAGATTGGCAATTCAGAATACATCGGTTCACTCAGCGTTGGTCTGTAATGCATCTTAAATGCTCTGGACGTTACACATCCAATTGGTTTGTGGATACAACTAATTTCATCGGATGTAGTTGGTTTATGCAATATTTTTTCGTAATACAAGGAAACATAACTTGGTTCTCCTATGCCCGTTAAAATAGTCCGCACATTTTGGTCGCCAAGTGTATGCATTATACGATCGGACGGCACATAATAGCACTGTAATAAATTGGTAAGTTCTCTTATTTCTTTGTCGGTGCAATCCACCAAATTCTTCGTACTTACATTGACAAAGTCGCAAAATTTGTTTTTTATAGGACGAAAACGATATATTATATACGGAGCCCGATAATAGTAACGCCAATAGTCATATGTATGAAATACCGGCTGGCTATTCCAGAACGGATACTTGATTTTTATGTATACAAAGAGAACCAGACAGAAGAAAAAAGTTGTGGCTAGAATATATTGAAGCATGTGTAAACTCTAATATATTCGGGTAAATGTTTTGCAAAGGTTCTCGGCAAACTTACAGTTGTCGTTCTAAGATGTATAAATACTGATTTTCATCACCATTGCATTCTTTCATATCCGATTTTGCGTGAACAATGAAGCCACACGCACTAGCTATCTTCAAAATGTGTTGCATATGTTCCATATATAGAGCCTCCTCGTTCTGTCGGACGTGTGCGGTTTCCTTGTCTTTGAACGTCTCTGTCTTCGTAACCACGCTCGTTTCTTCTAAATTCACTGGGAAATTATAACCAGCCGTATATTTAAAATCGTCATATTCGGTTGTGATTTTGGTAACCCGTTGCTTTGGTGTATCGTAAAATGATTTCCATTCAATCTCATCTCCAAACTTTGGGGCGGTTAAATTGAACCGATTTCTGTCTACCAAATGCACGACCAAGTACCCGTTGGGTTTCATCCAATTGTAACAATTTCTAAAAAACAATTCTTTATTTTTCATTTGATAAATAGTAAAGTTGGTGCATAGCACGTGTGTAAATGTATCCTTCTCAAATGCCATTGGGTCTTCGGCGTTTTCACATAGAACTTCAATGTTCGGATAAGTGGTTTCAGCGTGCGTCACCATAACCTTGGATTTGTCTATCCCATATGCTTTGTAACCAGCTGCGGTCAATTCGTTTATACTATATCCCGTGCCACTGCCAATATCTAAGATGACACTATTGCGAGTGTCTAGACCCGTATATTTTAACAATTTCATCAACTCCCATTGAGAACGTTTCTTAGTACCGTGTAAATTATCGTAAATATCGGCATAAAACTGATCATAAATGTCTTCGTTGCGTTTTAATACAAACTGTTGCTTTTGATAAAAGCCTTCACGTTGTGTATATATCTTATCGGTTGACATATAATTGATATATACTGCATGTCCAATTGCCAAGACGAGCAGGTATTTTAAGATCGTATTATTTGTATTGGTCGATGTTAAAATGGAACTGAGATATTTTATCATATATAAACCTGTATATATCATAAAGTATATTTTTTTATGTTGTTTACCCGCCTAAAACGCATTACGCAATTGAGTACGAGTGTGGTTAAAAAACTGATCCCTGCCGATAATGCTATTTTCCACATTGGGATGGGGCATTGAACTAAAATTATGTTGTTCAAATAGACGAGGATGGGGCTGTTCCGATGGCGTAGATACGATGGTTGGTCTATACATATCACTATTGGATGAGGGAACATAAACATTTTGGTCAGCTCCGTGTTGCAATGCGTATTCCTGATTGCGTAAACTGTTCTCTACATCTACATTATTTCTGTAACCGGAAGATGGACCACGACTGGTGGTGGGTGTAAAATTGATATGTTGGTTGTACGCGGGGTATGGAATGCTAGGCTCATTGACCATCTTTCTGCGATTTACAATTGGGAACTGAGCATACTTGGTAGAAACTGGGCGGGGATTAAAGTTGGGTTCAAGTGGACTATCCGGTATAGTGCGGGCACTTATACGTTCATTTAATTGGTCAACTCGCTCGTTTTGTCCATATTGAACACCCTGGTGTGCGCCATAAATTTGGTTATTCATTTGGTAATTCATTTATGCTAAAATATATAGAGTATGCAAATATAAAAAACTGCACCTAATTGTGCCAAATGCGATTACGATTTCATCATATCATCAATCAGTGCATCTAATGTATATTGTCTGCGCCATCCCAATTCGGCAGTCGCCTTCGTCGGGTCACCTAGTAAAAAATCTACTTCGCACGGACGAAAGTATTTTTCATCAATCTTCACTAAGACTTTTCCGGTGTCCATATCAACTGCGGTTTCGTGTAATCCAGACCCCTCCCATCTAATCGTTTTGCCTACACGTGCAAAACATCTTTCAATAAAATCTCGTACGCTATATGTTTCGCCCGTTGCCAAGACATAATCTTCCGGTTTGGACTGTTGAAGCATTAACCACATCCCATAAACATAATCCTTTGAATGTCCCCAATCGCGCTTGCTATCTATATTGCCAAGGGTAACTACATAATTTGGTTCATTCCCAGACATAATTGCCTTTACACCATTTACAATCTTCATTGTGACGAAATTTTCTCCACGACGAGGAGATTCGTGGTTAAATAAGATTCCATTGCACGCAAATATGCCATATGCATCACGATAATTCTTTACTAAATAATGACTATATACCTTCGCGCAAGCATAGGGAGATTGCGGATTAAATGGAGTTGTTTCAGTTTGTGGCGTTTCTAGGACTTTGCCGTACATTTCGCTAGTGCCCGCCTGATAGAAACGGATTTTGTCAATTATGTTTTTCGGGAACGTGCGGATTGCTTCCAACAGTTTCAATGTGCCGATGCCGTCAATTAATGATGTATATTCAGGTATCTCGAATGAAATTTTTACGTGGCTTTGTGCAGCCAAATTATAGACTTCAAATACACTAAATCCCTCATTCGTGCTGACAATCTTTGTAATGTAGTTAGTTAAAGATGATCCATCGCTCATATCTCCATATTCCAGGTGTATTTTGTCGCGAATATTATCAATGCGTGTATGTGAAAACAACAAGGATGTTCTTCGCACAATACCAAATACCTTATACCCTTTTTCTAATAGTAATTCTGCTAGATATGACCCATCCTGACCAGTAACGCCGGTGATAAATGCTAGCTTCGACATGTTAGATATTATTGGATGTAATTTTTATATTGTTATTTATTAGTCAATTACATAAAGAGAAATCATTTAGTTACCATATAATATGAATTTATACAATGAGCGTAAACGATACATTTCTGACCATATAAAAATAAATTTTACTAGCATTGGCATTGCCAATATATGTGATTATGTCATATGTGATAGATATATTAATAATGCTGAACTGCATATTAATAATCAGACTATTATGGAACTAAAAACTGGCGATAAACTCTTTCTTAACGGATTTAATATGCAGCGATTTCCAAACATAGTACAGTACATTATTAAATTATTACTCATTACCAAGGTAAAATTAAACTTTTACATTGGCGTGATTGAACCAACGTTAAATGATTATATTATACAGTTGCTCCTACCATTTGCTATAAACATTTACTGCACGAACAATGTTCATCCAAATTGTAAAATTCTTCCGATTGGACTGAGAGACGGGGAAGAGGTATTGCCAAACCATAAAAATTTTTCCGGACAAGACATTTTGAATGAAATGCAAAACGAACGTGAAAAAAATATATTGTGCTTATTGTGCTTTACAAATGCAACACATCCATCTCGTTCTGAATGTGAAAATGTATTAAAAAACAGGGTTTACGTATATGATTTAAATAATGATGCTACGTGTAAGTGGTCAGATTATGGAGGGAATTTAAATACAGATAGAGATAGGTCAATTCATTGCGGCGTAATTCCACAATGGTTATTTTATGAGAAGTGTCATAAATCGCATTATACATTATGTCCAAGAGGAGCAGGAGAAGACACGCATCGTTTTTATGAAGCAATTGCATTAAACTCAATCCCCATAGTTAAACTTACAAATACCCCATTTGATCAAACCTTTTACTTTTATCCGTGTTTAATAATTAAAAACTGGGAAGATGTTACTGCAGAATTATTACTTAATAATATTGAAGTTAAATGGCGAGAACTTAATGCATTCCACACCAAATATCCAGACTTTTTAACAAGTCCAGACACTGTTTTAAAAATGTTGAACGATTTGTAAGATAACGTAGAGATGGCGTCTATCTTTGGTAAAATGTATTCTGTAAACGAAAATGTTGTTATAGTGACAACATATCTACCAACTTTAACTTATGATGTTATTTGCTATGCATAGTATTATATTATTCATATGAATAATATAATGACGCGTTTCATTTATAGTCAGTGAATTCTGTTAAAAAATTAAATACTATAAATTACGTTGAACCTCATCTGCGCAATGACTCGCTAAATAATGAAAATGTCCGAATTCATAAATACTTGTAAATGACTTTTTCTGTATAGAATTATCATACAATAACTCTTTTCTACTATATTTATGATTAACCCAAAATTCATTAATGCATATTCTTTTATCTAATGCAAACCCATTATTTATTAAAAGTTGTCTGCATCTTTCATCCTTTTCAATATTGTGACCATCCAATTCAATGCAAATTAAATAAACCGGAATATTAAAATCCATGGTTTTCAATACAACTTCTTCTCCACCTTCAACATCAATCGTCAATAAATCGATATAAGTTATATTGCTTTTATTTAATATATCTGAAAATGGTTCGCCATCCACGTAATACTCAACGGAATTGTTATGCCAATTTGTTTTGAAGTTTGGATGCATAGTGTCAACCAGCCCCGCGGTAGCATAATCTCCTATAAATTTAACTTTATTTTTTGTATAATTAACCGCTGCATTATAATTTTTACAGTTTGGTCGATTTTTCAATAATTCAAAATACTGATATGTTGGTTCTATTAACGTTCCGGACATTTTCAATGTATCCTCAAAAAATTTAGTATTGGAATATGTTACACCATTCATGGCTCCTAATTCTACAAATATTCCATCCGGGACCTGTTTATTTATAAAATTTCTATAAATATAAATATCTTCTCCTTGTTGTGAATAAAAATTCATAATAATTTACAATAATAAATAGTCTTTAAGTAAAAATTTAACAATAATTGTATTGCTCCCGTTGGATACGCGAAACATAATATAAGAATATGAAAATTAAAGAACTATAATATACACGCGCACATTGCTTTGAAATTTAAAATTAATGCAATAACATACTTAAATATACTTGTCTATGTTATATATTATGTTAAATATCTATAATCCGAATATTGACAAATATCGGAAATCTGCAATAAATGCGATTGAAGACGGATGGATTTCTAACCACGGTAGATTCGTAGAATTGGCAAATAGCAAATTAAAAGAAGTTACAAACGCGAAATATTCTATTTTAATGGCAAATGGAACGTGTGCAACTCATTGTTTATTTTTATCGTTAAAATTCAAATATCCCAATATAAATAAAATTTATATTCCTAACAATTGTTACGTTGCTGCGTGGAATTCAATATTAATGGAATATAATATTGATGCATTAAAACTTATGCAAATGGATAACAATACTTGGAATATAAATGACGATGATGATTACATTAAAACGCTAGATGCAAATGCAGCGGTTTTAATTGTTCATAATTTAGGTAATATTGTAAATGTTCCTAGATTGAAACGAGTGCGACCGGATTTAATATTTATAGAGGATAATTGCGAAGGAATGTTTGGCAAGTACGAAGACGTTTATTCGGGAATGAGCGAATCATCATTGTGTTCGTCTTGTTCGTTTTATGGCAACAAAATAGTGACAACCGGCGAAGGGGGGGCATTTTTTACTCAACACGAAGACGTATACATGTATATAAAATCCGTATATAGCCAAGGCATGTCAAATGTAAGATATTTGCATAATTTACACGCATATAACTACCGAATGACAAATGTACAGGCCGGATTTTTATATGATCAGTTAAACGATATTGACACGATTTTAGAAAATAAATATAAAATATTTCAAAGTTACGACAAGTTGTTAGACGGCTTGGTAAAAATGGGAAAAATACAATTAATAAAACACAGTGAAAATACTACATATGCTCCTTGGTTGTATGCATTACGAATTGTTGATAATAAAAAAACAATAGAAGAGACAACCGAGTTTTTTAGAATTCATAATGTGGATATTCGCCCGTTTTTTTATCCAATACATGCACATCAACACCTAAGTACAATGACAAATGTAGATGAAGTATCTTATTTACTTAATAAAGAAGTCATTATGGTTCCATCTTCGCCAACTATTTCCATTGAAGAACAAACCCAAGTGGTTGATGTTATTTATAAGTTTATATTTAGTTTAAATGGAATTACAATTATAACAGTAAATATGGAAAATCAATGTGAAATATATAGTTCATTTTTATCTAACATAGATAATGTAAATTTTAGATATTTTAACAGCCGAAGAATCGCTTGCTTAGACAATCATATACTAACTGTGGTTTTATATGATACAAAACAAAAAAAATATATAGGATATGCTCACATTGACTATGTAGAAAAATACTGGCTGGGAATATACATTGATGATTATTACCAAGGGAAGAAACTCGGTTCATTGCTATTAAAATATTTATTGCAACATAACGCGGTATATAAATTAAATTCAATACACTTAACAGCCGACGTAAATAATGAAATAGCAATTAAACTATACAAACAAAACTCATTTAATATTATCAAAACAACCGATAAATATTATGAAATGGTAAGATTAAAACATTTGTAACATCTGTTCGGTAATATTCATTATTTCATATATTTCTTTTACCGTGTATGAATGATTCGCCTGAAAGTTAAACTGTTGTTTAATTTCAATATTTGACACATCTATATTATATTTTATTGTGTTATCATAATCAAAAAATTGTTTTAACTCACCGATATCATTTGACGACTGTATGATAATTTCATCATAAGCGTACGAAAAGTACCTTATTGGTTCTATAAACCAGCGAATATATTCAGAATTGCAATTTAAATTGATGCGTAGTCTATTAATTTTATAACTTTTTTGTTCTTTTAATGCAGAATTTGATATTAAATTTATTTTATTTTTAATACGAAATCTTACATCATTGCTAACTATACATTCTTTGCACAATTTCATATAATCTGCATCACTTACATTGCCATCTCTTAATACATCCATTTGTTCCCAAATAATCAAATTCACCTTTTTCATAGATTCGTATAATGTGTGGTATGTTTCAATAAACACTTTTAAACTTTCATATAATATATCATATTCCTTTTTCACATCTATTTTGCGAATATCAATTATCTTATCACATTTAATATCTAAAATAGTTAACTTATCAATGGCTTCGCCAAGAGATACCGGTAGGTGCAACAAATTGTCCATATAAAAGATATAAACAATTTTATTTATATCTTTATACAGTCTATATGAATAGTTTCCTAGTCATTAGCGATACATCCGTCGGTTATAATATAAACGTAGGCAGTCATGCACATATGGGTGACAATTTTATAAACTTTATGTTTTTTTCTCAAATAAAAGAGTTTCTAGAAGTTAATAACATTCATATAAATTATTGTTGTTGGGACAAATATCACGCGAATTTGTTAGATTTTTGTCCTACATCTAATATTCATATTTATGGTATAAATATTCCAATTGATGATATTAATCCAAAATTGCCAAATGATGCATATTTATTGTGGCAAGGCGGCAGAACAGCTAGACTGATTCCGCCGGATAAGAATTATTATGCCGAAGATGTATTAGTATTTATGTTTAATTTATTTTTACAAGATTTTAATTTAGGCATTCAAGTTCATAATTGGATTTACGAAGACCCTAGAATTAAAGTTTGGCACAATCAATTATCAGATGAGTATAAAAACATTGATTTATTGATTATTAATTCTACTCCATTGAGCCGTCAATATAATTATAATAAATCTGTCTGGAACTCTGAAATTATTGAATTAAGTAAACGTTATAAGATAGCTACTACTGAATTTGTATCATCTGATATCTTATGTCTTGATAAATTTAAATTGAAAGATATTACTGCTGTATCCATTAACGTTAATTATATTATTGGCATTAATACAGGCGCATTGTTGCCGTTATTTAATACGTATACATTAGAAAACGTGAAAAAAATATATGTTTTTGGAGGTGCATTTAAACACAAAAAGGTTGTTAGTAATCCTCCCAATTTGTTGTCTTGCGACTTGACGATTTAATATATAATTAAATGTGAATGTATTATATAACGTCAGCAAACGCAATGCATAACAACAATTTTACGCTATTTAATAATTAACACATCGCAGATAATTATTAAATTTCATCTATTTATAAATTTTATTTTTGTGGACCCTGATAAATATAAATTTTGTTATAAAGATGACTAAATTTTCTATTCATAAATGTCGGATCATCGGTATTTGGATGTTCAATCCTTACAAAATTTTGAGTGAGTAAATATTGTTCCATGTTTTCAGTAGTATTATGACTACAATTTTCATAGTCATTGCTTTCTGGTTCAGCCGTAATAAAAACAACTTTTTCGCTCAAATAATTGCCAGCAGATTTAATTATATCAAAGTCAGCTCCTTGTGCGTCAATTTTAATATATTCAATATACTCAAATCTATCCCAAGGAAATAAATCGAAAAAATGCTTTAACGAAAACACAGGGACGGTATTTTTACTTTTAATGGGACCTAACCTGTTTATATTAATTGGCTTAAAAAGACTAGATGTTCCACCATCATTTTGCATACTATAAAAATCCAAACTAGACTCTTCTAACACATTCGATAGCGCAATCGGCAATACTGCAAACGAGTTTTGGTTGTTTGCTATGGTTTGTTTTATTTGTTCCATGTAGTTTAAAGAGCTATTTATGCTATCTCTATTGGGATCAAACATAAATACAAATAAGTCCTTCTCATATTTTAACCAATCTTTCGAATGAACATTATGCAATCCAAGACCGACATCTATTTTAATATGACTTATATTTGTTGGAATAGTATATGCTTGTAAATATTTATCCATATTTAATATACATACCACGAATCCTTTAAGTATATAATGCGTATATTTAGTTTTACAGCATTAAAGACTCCTTGCAATTCACATTTTACACCTTTTTATTTTGGGATTTGTCCCATTTTAAATCTTCAAGGGTGTAAATATTTGACGATTTCCTTATTATAAAAATATATTTATTAACCACATATTATCCAATTATTACGCGGTTTGTGCCAAAACCGTTTAAAATATATTTCTCCATCACTTATTAATGCGGCTACATAACTTAAACTGCTCGGCGAAGTTACCAATATATCTGCGCCTACCATAGATACAAATGAAACATCTATATCTTCATCTATATGTAATTCCACATCGTCTCCGTTATATTTTGCAAAGTCTTCTACTTTTCCCTGCGAATATATATGAAATTGCAATTCGCTACCTTGATATTTTTGTCTTATATAATTCATTACGTTCAAATAATATTCATCTGGCGTTGTAACACGTTCCCCGGCTAATCCTTGGTCATGGGAATTTGCCCGCCGCACATGAACAGCTATATTTTTCTTATTATTCTTGTACACATCCCTTTCCTTGTTTTCCCAAAAACATTTTTTTATAAAACTCATATGCTCACTATTGCACGCAATGTCTATGTTTTGCTCAAACCAACGCATTACACTAGTCCTATAATCAAATTCAATTGTCGGATTTCCATTTAATAATGGCAATTTGTTATACAAATTTATTAGTTTTTCCTTATTTTGTATAAAACGAGGGTCGTTATTGTAATTATGCTCAATTTGGTCAAACGGCGTGTACAAAAATTGTAATCCGGTAAATTTACAATAAATGTGTGCTTGTACAATCCGCTGATATTGCGCGCCGAAACCATCGGCCGACTTAATTGTATAATATGTCATATTATATCCGTAATAATTAAAATCGGCATTTTATTTCTAAATCATTTTTATAAAATCAATAGTTATTTCATCGCAATGGATAAAGATGAAATAAAAAGCAAGCAAGCGGGTCTAATGAATTGCTATGCATTACGTTTTTGACCATTTAAAATAGTACAACGTTAAGTTGTTTATACATTTTGATAATCCATTTGTAGGGAAACGTCATTTTTATGTGCGTTTGAAACTTATTTGTACAAGTTGCATTTCGTGGCAAGTTATTATTTTATCTAATGTCACGTTTATTATATTTCAAAAATCGTATATTCACTAATGTATTTTTTAATTGTATTAATTCTATTTATATATGTGTGATTGTCCTTTACATAATTCATAAGTTTGATAATAGTTTCATTTTTGTTCGGCAACATTTCAAACAGGAAACCTTTATTTAATACATCTATTAAATTGCTATCATATATAAGATTATTGTCAAATAGTTCATTCACGATTGGATTATTAGTAATACCCATTTTACCATATGAAATATTTTTGAAAATTCTACACGGAATATAATTTTTACGGATCTGCTCTGCGTCTTGCAAAGATGGCGAAATTAAAGATTTCTTTATTAATTCAACATTTGCATCAATTGAAACATTGCGACTTGAATTTATATTAAAAGTTGCTCCATAATTATTAAATTGTATTTTATTCGCATTGCATAAATGTGCAAATTCACGCCAAACGTGCGTCATACTACCTACAAAGTTTATTTCATTATTCGGTTTGACATTCTCTAAATTTTTAATATTTAAATCTATTTCGTCAGGCAATAAATCCGTTGCCCAATACATATATAAACAATTGTAACCATTTATTTTGGAATGATATTCATATTTTTGTCCATAATTTAATAATTCATATTGTGTACCTTTTTCATCCGTTTCAACAAAATCTCTGAGTGATACTTTTAATATTATTATATTTTCTTTTGGAATGCCATTGTAATCTTCATTATCTACATAATGAGTTAAATACAAACAGTCTTTACGTAAAGGTATTTTTTTATTTACTTGATGTTCTGTAATAAATAATGAATGACTAAAATCTATTCCGCTTACGTTATCATTGTCATCAAACCATAATACATTATATCCTAAATGAGCGAAACCAATAAAAAATCCATTGTGAATATAACTATGAGTGTGACTATGCAATTTATGACCCCATATAACAACTTGTTTTATTTGCATAATACTTATAATATATATAGCATTATAGCATTATAGTGAATTTGGAACGAATTGTTTAATTTTACGCCGTTGAACATTTAATGTCGCGCACAATTTGTGCTGATTAATTTATAGGTTTGTTTATTTTGACAGCAATCCGCATAACGCATTGATTTCAATGTTCTGATCTGCAACCCTGGACTTGGAAACAATTTAAAATTAACAAGAATGTAAAATTGAGCACTAACCGTTAAATGTATATATTTGGAAACAATTTAAAATTATTCCATTTAAATATTCATCGAGTACATTAAAATACAAACATGTCTAACATTACATTCTCCACATGTTTGTATAATTTTAAATCAAAATTTGACATTTCTGTGTATAAACAGTGGATGCATAACATGTTATCAAATGTAAACAATTACAATCTTGTTGTCTATACTGATGAAGATGGGCTTCCGCTATTTGAACCGTATTTGAAACCGAATATAAAAATAATAGTTAAACCCTATTCCGAATTTTATACTTATCAATTTAAAGATAGTTGGATAAAAAATCAAGAACGCAATCTATTGCTGCTGAATAGAATTGATTGGAAAGTCAATATGTTATGGTCTGAAAAGATTCACTTTGTGAATGAAACCATACAACAGAAATATTTTGTAACAGAGTTTTATGGTTGGTGCGACATTGGATATTTTCGTGGAAGAGATATGGATTTGGATATGAATACTCTAAAATTCTGGCCATCACTAGATACAATAAATGAATTGCCCAAGGATAAAATACAATATGCGTGCGTAAATATCAAACCTGAATACTTAGACTTCTTATATCACATAATAAATAATAAAAACGAGTTCGGTCTTCCAGTACATCCCATCCCGCCAGAACAAGTTAGTTTGGCTGGTGGGTTTTTTATATTACATGTTAGCAGAGCAAGTTGGTGGCATGATACATACTACAACAAATTAAAGCTATATTTTGATAATAATTACCTTGTAAAAGATGACCAAATTATAATTGCTGATTGCGTATTCTCAAATATTAATTCGTTTGCGCTACGCACTGAACCGAATTCTTGGTTTGACCCTTGGTTTATGTTTCAGCGATTGTTGTTATAACAAAAATGATATAAAATGTATGATGTGAATATACTATACAATGATTAGTATATTAATGCCCATTTATAATGGCATTGAATATATCAATGAGTCAGTAATGTCTATTTTATGTCAAAATTATAATAAATGGGAATTAATCATTGGCATAAACGGTCACCCCCCCGGTTCAGATTGTTTACATATTGCGAAAACATATGAATTATTTAACTCAAATATTACTGTTATTGATTTGCATAATTGCGTCGGCAAATCAAATGCTCTAAACGAAATGATAAAATATTGCAAATATGACTGGATCAGCATATTAGATGTAGATGATGTTTGGTTGCCCACAAAATTAGAAAGTCAAATTCAATTTACTGATGCATATGATGTTATCGGGACACAATGTAGATATTTTGGAGACAGGACTGGTTCACCAAATATACCATTTGGCGATATAACCAGGTTCAATTTTACTATTACTAATCCGATTATAAATAGCAGTTGTTTGGTAAAAAAACCGTTGTGTTATTGGAGCAATGAACCTAATGTGGTAGAAGATTATGATTTATGGTTAAGATTATGGAAAACTGGGTATCGTTTTTATAATATACAAGATGTGCAAGTGCTACACCGAATACATAATAAGAGTGCATTCAACTCGCGTGGAAATGATATGCTAGCAAAACAACTTGTTGCCAAATACGTGTAAACACTCAGTAATGCCTTTACCCATTTGAACAACCGAACAATTATTGTAATTGTTTTCAATAAATAATATAAACGCTCGGTACTATTATATATTGTAAATACAATGGTAAAAATCTGCAATACCCCCTACCCGTCCAATTCAAAATACGATGCGCATTTTGAATTGTATCCATATCCTCTGAGTGATTTTCAAAAATATGCTATTGAAGCTATCGTTGATGGTCAACACGTCCTCGTCACTGCCCACACAGGCTCCGGAAAAACCCTGCCCGCCGAATTTGCCATCCAACATTTCACGGCTCTAGGAAAAAAAGTTATTTATACCAGTCCCATCAAAGCCCTTTCTAATCAAAAATACTACGAATTTACTAAAAAGTACCCGCACATTTCATTCGGCTTGTTTACCGGCGACATCAAGACCAACCCCGAAGCGGATGTCCTCATTATGACAACCGAAATTCTAATGAATTATCTGTTTACCGCCGTCACTTCTGTGTCTGAAACAAAGCCGTCTAGTCTGCAATTTCAAATTGATATTCATAATGAACTAGCGTGTGTTGTTTTTGATGAAGTTCACTACATTAACGACACTGAACGAGGACAAACCTGGGAGAAAACGATACTTATGTTGCCACGACATATTCAGATGGTTATGCTTTCTGCGACGATTGATAATCCAGAGGGTTTCGCTAAGTGGTGCGAAAAGGACGATGTTGCTGACGATGCGAAATGTGTCTACCTTGCCTCTACAAATCATCGTGTAGTCCCACTATCTCATTATGGTTATATTACTACCGCCGAGACGGTATTTAAACATATCAAGGACAAGACTATTCAAAAAGACATCAAAGACAATACCAATGCTCTTATTCCGCTCCAAAATGAAAAGGGTGTCTTTAATGAGATTGGATATAAAAATATCGTGAAAATAAACAAGTTGTTTGATGACAACAAAGTTCGCATTAATCGTAAACACACTCTCAATCAACTCGCCACATTTTTACGAGAGCGTGAAATGTTACCTGCGATTGCTTTTGTTTTTTCCAGAAAAAACGTTGAGATGTGCGCTGCTGATATTACGGTGCCATTGACGGAAGAAGACAGCAACCACGCACATTTGGTTAGATCTGAATGCGACCACATTATACGCAAATTGCCGAACTACAAAGAATATATGGAACTACCTGAATACATTCAACTGGTTTCTATGTTAGAGCGGGGCGTTGGCATCCATCACTCGGGAATGATACCTATTTTGCGTGAAATCGTGGAATTGATGATATCTAAGCGGTATATTCAACTCTTATTTGCCACTGAATCCTTTGCTATTGGTCTAGACTGTCCCATTAAAACCGCCGTTTTTACAGGACTTACCAAGTTTGACGGCAATTTGGATAGATATTTGTTGGCACACGAATATACGCAAATGGCGGGTCGGGCTGGACGACGTGGCATTGATACTGTCGGACACGTTGTTCATTGCAATAACCTATTCAGAACACCCTCTATGAATGAATATAAAACGATGATGGGCGGTAAACCTCAACAATTAGTTTCTAAGTTCCGCGTTTCATATCCACTGATTTTTAACCTTATTAAAAACGGACAAACCGACAATTTCCACCTCTTTTCGCAAAAAAGTATGGTGCAGCGTGAAATTGTCATCACGATCGCCGATATTCAACGCAATATTGTTTTAGCTGAACAGCGAATCGCACAACAAACTGCTGCCATTGCATCCTTGCGTACTCCACGAAACGTGTGTGAAACGTACATTCAAACTGTACAAGTGTACAATAGCACTGCAAATAAGAAACAGCGCCAAGCAGAACGGGAGTTACGTGCGATGGAGGACGAGTATAAATATATTAAATCTGATATTGATGTCATTGGCAGATTGACCGATATGGAAACCGACCTGAAAAATCAATGCCACACGTTTAGTTCTACCCAATCATATTTGCAATCACAGACATCACTAGTTTGCAATATTTTGGTGAGAAATGGGTTCATAATACAAGACGATGAGGGTCACTATTCGTTCACCACACTGGGTATAATGGCATCAAATCTGGCGGAAATCCATCCTCTTCCAATTTCGCAACTTATTCGTGACTGGGATTTCTTCGCCGAATTCTCCCCGACACAGCTAATTGGCTTGTTTTCGTGCTTTACTGACATCAAGTTGCCGAGCGATGTGCGTGCTAGTCGTGCAAACAGCAATGACGAGTTCCTTAATCGGAAGATTTCGGCACTAGAACAAGCATATAATTCGTATCAAGACCAAGAATTGCAATACGGGTTGCATACAGGCATTGATTATTCTGATGCACTTTGTTATGACATCATTGAGTTTTCTATGATATGGTGCGATTGTGCCACAGAACACGATTGCAAGTCGTTTATTCAAAATGAAGTCGCCGAAAAATCCATTTCTATTGGTGATTTTACAAAAGCTATGTTGAAAATTGTAACCATTGCTAAGGAGTTTATGAATATTGCGGAAGCCGTTGGAAACGTGGAACTTATGCACAAACTAAACCAGATTGAAGGTCTCGTTCTGAAATATGTTACGACGTCGCAGAGCCTTTATGTATAAAGTTTATGACCGCAACACATTTGATAAAAAATTGAATTCAGTCACTTGCTCTATTTTTGATCAACATACACCACCCATATGGGACAGTAATATAAAAGAAGTGAACATGGCGATCAATTCAGGTTCATCAATGCAAACTCACGTTAATAACTTAGGCACCACACATAGAGACAGTATCAGCTCAGATGATGCGGTTATTATTGTGGACAGCGACGAAGATATTTATAGTGACGAAGACGCATTTGAAGACGAATATGTCATTGACAATATCTACTTAGAAGAACAAGATTTCCTAGATACAGAAAAACAAAATGGTACGCACTATATCGGTCTGTGCAGTCACTTTCCTGATCGCAAACTTACGCTATATGCAAACTCGATGCGCCCAAAAACATTCTTTAAATATTCGCACGCACACACTCTTTCATACTTACAGTTATATAGCATTATTAAAATTCGCAAGCCAGTCATTGACATTATGCAACTCGCAATATTGGACGATGCCACGTACACTGTTATTTTGAAAACTCACTGGCTACGCATTATCCAACGGACGTGGAAAAAAATATTCCAATTGCGAAAAAGCGTTTTGAATAAACGTATGCAACCTAGTTCCATACGTTTATTTGAAATTAGTGGAAAATACCCGTCAGATGCCAATTATATGCCCACTCTAAATGGGATGCTTTATAAATATAGCTGCCAATATGAGATGCCAGCTTGCGACGACTACTTATTTACGGAATGTCATTAAATATAAAAATTGATTAATATCTGCTAACAAATCGTCGCGTATTGACAACAAATCTGAATCTCTCGTCTCGTTAAAATGCATATTCATATCCATCAAAAATTCTCTGTATTCGTATATTCTGGATTTAAAATCCGTCACATTGATTGGGTCTATTAAGTCTATTTTTTTCTCCATCATTTTTATTCGTTTCGCATCTTTGCCCAATAAGACCTCTATGAATTTGTCTACATCCGAATTCAAGCTAGCATACAAATCATCGGTTGCTTTGTGTTGTGCATATGAATGCGTTTTCCAATGATATAACTTTACCATATTTAACATCTCTAAGAAGACGCTCACTAAATGTGACTTTGATGCATTTGAATTATGATTGCGCTTCGCGCCTCCCACGCATTGTTTTCTAGTTTTACGCGGTTTCTTATCGTTGTGCAATTTAAATTGTACTCTCTTTGATTTATTGTGCATATTATATATTATCATTAGATTTTTGTGTATTCACAATACATTTCTGCTAAAATATATTGTGAGCATTTGCTTATTTACTATTCAGATTTTCTATTTACAATTCTATCATTTGTGTATACGTTGAACAATCTATTTGTAACGTCGTAAAATTGAAAACTTTTTATGTTATATTTATAACAGTAACTTACATTTACGCATAATATCAACTATGCCTATCATTCAACCTGCTCTTGCGTTTACCAGGTATTTATACCAAATGGTTGAGGTTAAACAATCACTGTTCCTTGCATTACTCGACCATAAACCAGATGAAGCCCTGTTTTGGACATATGAACTTTATTATTCGGGATTTAAACCCGAGCTCTACAACTACGTATTGATGGTATATAACACAATCTATAAAAAATTACATCCATCATTACAATCATACATTGAAGCAAAAAACCAGCTATGGTTAGACGGAAATGCTGTCGATACGGATATTGGGTCTATTGTATATACTATGGCGCTGCGTTCTTATTGTTTGGTTAATTTTATGCGAACATATCTTAATGTTAACATTTCATCGCAAAGCATTGATGAACCGTCTGATATTCGATTTATAGTCAATTTAACACCCGAACACATTGCGCCGTATGCAAACATTGATACATCTAATATTCTCCGAAACCGAGTACTTGAACACGCGGTGAAGTATCCAGTGCGCAAAGATTGTCATCGGGTATTTAATACATTTACACATCAAGACTTTGCCAATGCTTTTCGGTGCAAATGGTTGTATTATGCATCGTTCAGTCCGATTTGGTATGACCGCATAAGTCAACATAATGGTCAGATTGATTATGATGCAGAAACTGTCTTGTTTGCAGATGAAGAAGATGAAGAGACGTTTCGTAGCCTGTGGGATTATGAACCAGATGAAGTCGTTCAAACAGTATTTGCTAGATGCTGTGGGACTGGAACAGAAACATTATTATCAGTCAAAGATTTTTGTGAAAAATATAATTATACCATCGTTAGTAGAATTATAAAACGCCCCAAGAAAATGGGCGATACTACGGCGCAAACAGATATGTAATATATTATGTTGGTATTCAACCGACGTGGGGTTGTGTATATGTGAATTTATTGTAATTTTTATTCGCTGCCAAAATATGCTCCCTTCCCGAGTTTGAAATCAGTTAACCTAGTAATTATATCATTTTTGTCTTTCATAACTTCCTTAACTAGATCCTTAATTGAGATCATCCCTACTACGTCGTTGGTTGTTTCATCTATAACCAGTAAATGGCGGATGTCTTTGAACAACATCTTATTCATACACTGTTCAATCGTATCATCCTTTTTTGCTATAATTATATTCGGTGTGTAAGAGCAAATGTCTTTCACTTTAATTATTCTATCATCTTTACCTAATGCGGAAACTTTGTGCAAATAGTCACGTTCAGATAATACGCCCACAACGGTATTTGAAATATCAGTTACTGCTAGACAACCGATATTGAATGCGGCAAATCGCTTTACTGCATTGTTTGCTGTATTTTCTTCGTTGATTTTAAAGTCTATCTTATGATAGCAAGAACTTTTAAATACGGACAGTGCGGAAACTGAATAGCTTGAATGTACAGTGGACAATAAACGGCTTACTAGCATTGTTAGAAATTACACATTTATAATGTGACCACTTTAAGTCCTTACTAAGTAAATCTATATCTACATTGTCCAATAAAAAATTGAACTGTTTTCAATGATATTTGAGAACGCATCAAATACAAATTAATTATCCATTCAAATGTCGGCTTGCTCTAATGCGGAATTTATGGTTAGTGATGTGGCGACCACACCCACGGAGACTGTTGAATATTATGTGATTGATTATCCCATATTTATAGTATGTTTGTGGGTGCCTATCATAGTATTATTTATATGTGCAATTCATTGGACCAATCGGCATTTGAACCAGTTAAAGTGTGATATTTATGACCAACAAGAAAAATGCGAGGCATATTCACAGACAAATATTAATAGGTACAATTATATACTTAGCAAAATGGAAGATGATAACGCCAGCTTGCGTGAATATATTGACAGTCTGGAAACGAGAATTACGAGATTGCAATCCATTGCACCAACCGATACTACGATGATCCGCATACGAGACGACGCGAATGCAAACTACGCGAATTTAGGACAACGGATTATAAGCATTCGCACACAATGCATTAATGCACTCCACGAACTCGACAATAAATACCAGTTGAAATGCGATGAATTGACTGCAAACGTATCCAAACTAGCTACACGACTGGATGCCATAATAGAAGATTGTACTTCAACTAATACCAAGCTAAACACTAGGCTGGATGATCTAATTGCAGACTATTTATATTTTATCCAATATGTTAAACGAGATTACACACCTCAGACAAAGTGTGATGAATTAACTGCAACCATATCTAATCTAACTGCACGCTTTGATACCCACCTAGAAAACTATTCATTAACTGACCGATACGTTCAGGAAGATGACGCATATAAGCAAGTGCTGATTGGATACAGGCGCAGCAATAACGGGCACTACGAAGACCCTATATTTTGTCCAAGATACACAACTGATTTTGATAAATATCTTGGACAAGAATCGCGTCTTATGCTAGATAGTCTTGCTCAACTGCCGATCCATAAACCATTTAAATTTGCGGATTATTATTATAATAGACGAAATTGCGATAATTGCCGACCAGTATTGTTGTTTATGGATATTGACACGACCACGATAGCAGACACGTGTGGTCATTTTCCAGATGATATTACACGCGTACCTTGGATAACCGACCATTACAATAGCGAATTCAAAAAAGTGCAGGAATATTGCGAAAAGATTGGCGTCAAATGCATATAACATAATAAAATAATCAAAACTAATAAAAAACGTGTTCATATTGTTACATGTTTTTTATTGAGACACCTATGCAAACCGATATACAATATATGCGGTTGTGCACATCAGTATGCCTCCCCACAATGTATCTATTAGTGCTAACTTGGGCGACCATTTCGTTATCAGGGCGTATGTGGTTGCATCATACACACCGTATATCACTATGCCCAATAAAAACGCGTCAAGTAACGAATGTTTTTTGCTAATGATGAAATAATTTAATCCGAACACCAACAACATATAACATATTATGGTTGGTAATATTTTTAAGACAAGAGGAGAACCTTGTACTTGCATCAGTTGATTAGAAAAGGGGGTTTTCATCGTTTGTAAATACAGTCCATCTAGTGCAAGCATAGTGAATGCCGACATGCCAATCTCGCTAAATGACATTTTGTCCATTTGTATAATGTATAGTCTGATTTTTTGTTTAATGTTATATCCAAATGACTTAGAAATAACTAGGTATAATATTTATATAACACGGGATTAATATCGGTTTAATACAATGCCGAAAGTAGATATTGACTATTCTAATACACTTTTTTACAAGATTTCTTGTAAAGATGTCGCCATTACCGATGTATATATTGGACATACCACCAATTTTGTTCAGAGAAAATCGGGACATAAACAAAGTTGCAACAATCCCAAATCTGCCAACCATAACTTCAAGTTGTATTCGGTTATTAGAGAACACGGCGGGTGGGACAATTGGCAAATGGTTATCATTGCATACCATCAATGCAATGACCATTACGAGGCTCGTAAAATAGAACAGGAATATTTTATTTCACACAATGCCACATTGAATAGCATTGAGCCTATGCCTAAACCTAAATGTATGGCGAACCCGATAGTTGCCGCCACACTTAGTGACGTGAAATCTAAACATTTATGCGACATTTGCAACTTCTCTTGTTTCAATACTCTTGATGCTTTCAATCTACACCTCACCCGAAATAGACATATTATGGCGGTTAATAAGTTAAACAAACGTTCCGCAAACAATAATTGCAAGTACTCGTGCGAAGATTGTAACTATGCAACTAATAATAAAAAAGATTACAATAAGCACAATCTTACAGTGAAACATTCCCGTATGCAAGACGAGTGCAATGATATGCAACAACCACAAATGCATTCTTGTAGCACGTGCGGAAATAAGTATAAATACCATTCTGGTTTATGGAAACATAAACACAAATGTAGTGACAATGTTGTTAGTACAGAAGTTGAGCAACAACCATTACCTCAATTATCAGACAGCCCAATTGCAGAGTTATTGTATCAAATTAAAGAATTAAAAGATGTTGTGTCCGAACAATCCAAACAAATAGCAAACCAGCAATTCCAAACTCAACTATTATTAGAAACAATTAAGGATTTTATCTGTAAGCCATAAAAATACTTTTCAATGATTACACCTTAAATATCCCACAAAATGGGATACTTTTACTATACTACTCTATTCACTCTTTATAAAAGTCCAGAAAAGAAATGGCATCGCTCGCCGAAAATGGACAAAAATAAATGTCCATTTTTCAAAAGGGTCGAGGGACTTTGTGCAAAAGGTCCTTTGAAAAACACGTTGTTTGCATAATGATGTAAATACTAAAATTTTGACGAAAAATATGACTGCATAATTTTTAATATTTAAATGTGAAACAAGTTAGAGAAAAGTATCTACATATTGTAAGAATGAATTTAGACGAAAAGTCGCAAAAAGTCGCAAAAAGTCGCAAAACATATATTTGTGATGTTTGTGAATATATAACTCCTAATAGGTTTGACTATCAGAAACATACGACAACGACAAAGCATACAACTGGGATGATGAACCATATGCAAAAACTCGCATTAAAATCGCAAGAAAATCGCAAGACGCAATATGCTTGCGCTGCCTGTGAAAAAACGTATAAAACTCGCAGCGGGCTTTCGTATCATGAAACCAGATGCAGACAAGTATATGCAGAAGAGAGTGATATAGTTGCCCCAACAATTGATACATCGCTCGTAATAGAACTATTGAAGCAAAATCAAGAGTTCAAAGAACTTATGATGGAACAATCCAAACAATTGGCTGACCAGCAATACCAAAATCAACTGTTATTAGAACAGCAACACGCACATAACAGCAATTTGTTAGAAGCAGTCAAGGATGGTAAAATAGGCAATACCACGAACAACACCAACTGCAACAACAAGTTCAATCTCAACGTGTTCTTGAACGAAACGTGCAAAGACGCGATAACAATGGACGATTTCATCAATTCGTTTGAAGTAACCCGCGAGGATTTCATTCACACCGGAACTGTGGGTTTCGTAGAAGGCATATCAACCGTGATGACCCACAGATTCCGTGATATGGATATGCATACCCGACCATTGCATTGCACCGACCTAAAACGGGAAACTATCTACATAAAGAACGCAGACAAGTGGGAAAAGGACGATGCCGATAAGACGCATATGCGGAAAGCGGTGAGGGGGGTAGCAAAGAAGAATATGAAAGAGTTATGGCGATGGTTTCAAGATAGCAAACCGGCGGTGGAACAGATAGGAACAGACGAATGTGAGAACTATTTCAAGTATCACAAGTCAGCGCTGGGAGGATATGGCAAAGAAGAAGATCTGAAATTTGAAGAGAAAATCATAAAGAATGTTCTCAAAGAGGTTCAAATAAATAAGAACGCACTGACTGTATCATAGCGTAATGTTGGTGTATATGATAGAAAATTATCATATATACATTTATAAATCTAAGTTGAAGGTTCTGCTACATCGGTTTGTGTGGAGGCGTCTACCTGTTTACTTAACAAATTTCCTGTCGTTTGTATGTCGCCACAAGACCCAACCCGGCGTAATGCGATCGGAATGTCATTGTTGGAACACTGGGTTAACTGAGAACGATCCGGTAAATACCCAACGTGAAGTTCAGCTAGTATATGAGACATATAAGTTTCGTGTTCGGACATAATATAATATATAAGGTTACATAAATCTTTAACTTATTTACACAACACTTTCTTCGTCCTCCCAATTATCTAATACTTCGTGTTGAAGCAGGATAGTAGGATGTGCGTGTTTCGGAAAATGCACTTGTTTTGATACAATGGTGTTCTCCAAATCCGCCTCTTTTGTTTGAACGGTAAATAACTCTGTGCGATTACTGAAATTCAGATAAGCATTGATAGAATTGTACTTATTGCGAGAAATGGTGTCCATTATGATTTCAAATTCGGTAGTTAACGCTTGTTTGGTTTCAATAATATTCCTATATTGTTCGTGCATATCAGCCAATACCTCTCTCCATTCTGCCAATTTGTCGGTAGCATTTTTATATTCCCATAGATGTTTATTATTCCAAGGACCGAGAACATCCATTCTATGTTCTATTTTATTGTGCAATAACGAGTATTTTTCGCGTAAATTCTGAATTTGCTCCTTCAATTCATCCAGTTTATAATACTTGGAAATAGACAAAATGAGCGCAATGTACGTGGATATAGTAATAGATATCACCTCAATGTAATCCGATGGAATGCCAAACTGCATTTTGGTTGCCTGTAAAAAACCAGATAGTGTAGAAACGAAAATAACTGACGTCTGAATATTATTCACGGTCTTGGTTAAATCATCGCACTTTAAATCCAACAAGCGCTTGTTATCCTTACACTCTTTCAATATAAAGTTATTGATTTTACGTTGTGATGTTAATTCGTGTTTAAACATTATGTATTCACGCTGAGAAAACCAATCAATATCCTCTTTGCTATCAGCAATCGTCATTCTGCGTGCCATAACCATAGCGCGTTGCGGTAAAGCGTCAGATAATGCACTAGCCTTAGATGTTCGTCGCGAATTCGGGGGAGATGCCGGATGTGTTGGCGACGACAGATGTATTTGTTCAGTCGGTTGACCTGGTCCAACTGCCGGTGGTATACTAGCATTATTATTATTATTTCCAGTGTATATGGGTATAAGCGCATCATTGGTATTGACCACCATAGTGTTCTCTATGGCTGGATCAATATTGTCTTGTTCAGAACTCATTTACATACTATTTAGATTTTTACTTTACAATACTGACTAAATACTGTCAGTTACACTGTTGGTCTGATGGATAGCTGCCTCTACATCAGTCGCAATTGTAGTAGGTTCAATGGGAATAGTCTTCGCAATGCGTGTTTTGGTATTGTGTTGTTGTAAGTAATATAACGCCCAATTGGGAATGTTTGTAATACAGTTCATTATAGTATTATATGTAAATCCTGAAACGATAGTATCTTGTCCATCCGAGAACTTAATGCTATACCACCAATAAGGCGGAATATATAACATATATCCAGGCATTACATCAAATTCTAGGAATTTCAATTTGCTTACGTCGGCCTTGTATTTTTTCTGAGGAGCCCACACATTTACACGTGACCGAAACTCATAATTTTCATAATCATTGACTGGTGATAAATACTTGCTGCTTTTGTATGGGGTCATCTTAATTGTGATCTTGCCAGAGAGCGTAGAAATGAAACGACGGTAATCCTTATGAAATCGCAGAGGCGTATATGCACCTGACGAGCCCATCATAATATCGTATTTGGTGATGACGGTGGTAGACGGTTTGATAAATTCGTCGTTTGCGTGAAAGAATTGATATAAATTTGCGTCTTCTACGAAATCGTGGTTGTGCTCAATGAAATAACTTGAATGTGTGTCACTCTTTAACAATTTGTTGGCACTTTGTAGCGGAAGAACAACGTAATCGGGAGAGTTGCTGTCAGTTTCTAAGTAGTAGTCTTTAATGTCTTTGACTTTGACCTCATATATGCCGCAAGCGTCTAATTTTTCAGCAGTAATTTCGCTATATAATTCGGGAGAAACCGAGTTGTATTCAAACATAACCGGCTGTTTCACGTCGCATACTTCTTGCAAATGGGCATTAGTAGTATAATCCATTTCATATATTTCTAAATCTTCGCTTGTTTTTAATTGTTGGACAATGTGAAGATATAGAATGAGAACAATGACAAATAATACAATGTTAACTATTGACGACATATTATAGTATATGATAATATGTTGTTTTTTGTGTTGTTTACAAACGAATACATATTTTCGTTATATGAGGGTTATAACGAAAATAATTATTGGCCGAGTTCCTCGCGCATATCAACGCTCGTTGTAGGCGACTCGCGCTGTATGCCGACGTTTGCATTCTCAGACGCTAAACTGAATACACTATTGATATCCGCCTCGTCATTGGTCATTTGAATATTTGATCCCAAATCGGATAGAACTCGGACACGTTCATTCAATAGCATCTTATTTACGTCCATTGTGAACGTTTGTAGACGCAAAATGGTATCCTTTAATGTAGAAATTTCGTCAGCGAGAACTTCAAATCGCATATTGAATTCAGACAAAATTTCGTTAAGATTGCTTGGAGCATCTGATACAGGTATAGTGCTAGTTGTTTGCCCAGATACTGATTTTAAGTTTTCCTCCAACTTACTAATACGCTTGTCAAATACCGAAATTACCTCAGGGAGAGTTAGCTTACGGGGGGCATCTTGGCTTTGGGCGGACGATACCGACGATGCATTTACTGGTTGTCTTTGTGTGGATGTAGGAGCCGGGGTGGGCGGGTTTATGCCGGCACGACGGCGAATAGCAGCAGCATTTGAAGTACTCATTTATATGTAAAATATACAGTATAATTGTGATTTTTCTCTAAGTGGTTATTGCAATAAAGATATTAAGCCCGCATCGCCCCTTTTATTTGTGGATGATGTTGATAATTGCTAATTTTGAAATCTTCTATGACATAATCATTGATGTTTTCCCTTTTATTCAATATTTCTAGTGTAGGGAACTCATACGGTGTTCTTGTAAGTTGTTCTTTTACTTGGTCAATGTGGTCATCGTATATATGACAATTTCCGCCATAATGAATAAATTCATATGGTTCCAAATCGCAGTGCTTTGCAATTAGACAAACCAGCAGCGAATATGAAGCGATGTTAAAAACTTTTCCAAGAAAAACGTCAACTGACCTCTGTGTCATGCAGCAGCTGAGTTTATTTCCATCAACAACATTGAATTGAAACAAAACGTGACAAGGAGGAAGAACGCCCTCGTCTAATTGTTCTGGGTTCCACGCACTGATTACCATTCTGCGGGAGGTTCTCGTCTCCGGATTTTTCAAAGTATCAATAACATTTTGAAGTTGGTCAATGCCTTTGCCGGTATAATCTGCATCGGGGTCATTTTCATATTTCGCATTCCAATAGCGCCATTGATGTGAGTAAAGTGGTCCAATTTGTCGCCCTGGCGTATAATGTGATAAACCTCTGGATTCAAGAAACTCTGCGGTAGTATTTCCGTCCCAAATATGAACGTTCTGGTCGGTTAAGATTTTATTATCAGTTTGTCCTTTAATGAACCACAACAGTTCTTTCAAACACGTTTTCCAAGCAGTTTTCTTGGTAGTTAAGATTGGGATTTTGCCGTTTTCAAGAGAGAAATGCATCGCCGCACCAAAGACGCAACGGGTATTGCCATTTCGCCCAACCTCATCGTGACCTTCATCTAAAATATCTTGCAGTAAATTCAAGTATTGGTATTCATCGTGCGGTTCCGACGCATTTCTGTCACGATTTTTGTATTTGTTGCACTCAACGACACGCTTCAACATTTGTATATTAAGTAATGACAGACAACTTTTAAATCATTTCCATGTATGACATAGTTATTGTCGTGCACGGGTAGTATCTAGGAAATAGCCGGAATTGCAAAATATTATTTTATTACGTTAGTGTATATCAATCAGCAATAATGGAACTTATAACTGAAAACGGAGGTGCAAAGAAGACATTTTTATCGCATGTTTTCTTAACCACCGAAGAAGGACAGGCGGAACTATTAAACGTAATTCAATATGCATTGATGGGTGTAGTGCCAGTGGTTGCATTAAATAAGGCAATCCAGCGATTTATTCCCGAGGCGGATCCCGAAAAGTCAAGTTTAGAACTTTTAGCAGAAATATTCATTCAATTAACGATAATGTTCTGTGGTGTAATAATTATTCACAGAATAATCACGTACTTCCCCACATACAGCGGATTTAAATACGAAAGCTTAAATGCGACGAACGTTGTGTTGGCATTCTTGATAATCGTGCTCAGCATACAAACCAAGCTCGGATTGAAGGTGAACATAATGTTTGACCGTTTAGTTGAACTATGGAATGGAACATCTAGCAATGAAAAGAAAGGAACAGTAAAGCAGGGTGTTCGCGTTACTCGTGAACCAATGCATTCTCCCAGTCAGGCTGACCATTTAGACAATAGCAACGTGCAGAGCGGAGTTTTCCCCCCGGCACCAACGGTAACGTCTAGACAAGATGTGGGTGGTTATGACCATATGATGCGCCCGAACGGAGGCAACGATTTCGGAAACGCTGGACCAATGGCGGCGAATAGTTTAGTCGGCAGTGCATTTGGTGCATTCTAGACCGATGTGCCATCAACAATAGCATAAACAATATAATTTGCGCATTAGTGTAAATGATATTGTAATTTATTCGGCAATATCATATCGCGAGAATTATTTATGTGTAATATCAATAGAATTCACTAATTCCATTTTGCGCAGCGATTTTTCAAAAGCAACCTCTTTGTCTAAGTTTTTGAATAAATAGTCAGTGCTCGGTTTTTGCTCATTCTTTTTAATTTGTTTATATATCAAATTGATTTGACTTACCGCCGTTGTAATCAGCAGCTTGTTTGGCATAAGTGGTATATTGGTTGGTACGTGGTCTATTACCAACGTTACTGCAAAATAAATAAGGTACCTCCGTTTCTTAGCAGTCCCAGCAGAATATTTTATGCAAAAAATATTTCGAAGAGATGTCAACAACTGATGGATATATGGATTATTTAATGTATCACATTTATTAAAGATCGCATCCCACAAAATCCAAATAATATCATTTTTATATTTATTATCAACTGGAACATATGTGCGAGTTTGGCACTTGGATGGTTGCTTTCGTTTCTTGCAAATCAATTCAAACTCTATCATCCATTCAATCCAATAACAAGCATTGAATATGCTATGACTATCTGACGATAAATGATATGCGAACTCGTTTATTGCAATGTAAAGTTCCTTTGGGTCATCTTCTTTCATAATACGTTCAGCATAATGAATGTTCGGCGCCTTTAATCTGTCGGTCATTTGTGTCATATCAAACTCTTCTTCGCGGTTTATTTTGATAGTTTCAAAACTATTTTTACGATTGGATGTAGTTAATGTGCAAATTACCTCGGAGAACAATTCACGTATGGTCGGGTGATTGCGCAATTGCATTTCGTACGTAAAGTTGCCTTGTTCCATTATGCCGCGAAATATCTCAAACCGTTTTTCCAAATAAATCACGATTTTCGGATTGCCGATATGAATATGTTTTCCCACAAAATGGAGTATAATCTCCCATATGTCCATAAAATGTCCGGCGCAGATTAATTCGCAGCACCAATGGCAAGCTGGTTCTACTTTCCCGTTAATCATACTTTCAATCAGTTTGCTACGAACCGCGGTCTGTTTGTAATTAGAGAAAGATACCGATTTGAAATCGCCAGGTTGTCTGGCATCGTTTATATTTGTATTATCTGCTACACTAGGTAATTCTGGTTCCATTATTTTATTGTAACTAAATGTTTATTGTACTATACACATACAAACGCCCGCCCATTTTGAACACAAACCGATAAAAAATATAGACCCCACTTTGCGCTATTGTATTATTATTCTGTAATAATGCGTGGCACTACATTAATGGTTTGTAGTTCTTGCGCCATTAGTTTATATGCATATGGTATTTCAACCTTTGCGAACTCAGTCTTATTGTCGCAATTCTTGCAAATATGAATAGTGAAATCTGCACTTTCATACAGCCGACTTTTATTGCCATCGTTGTAAGATGCTGTCATACCACACGTTTTACATACGTGCACGCTATATTTATCTGAAACATCATACATTCTTTCGCGACAGAACCTCGTCATTCCGTGAGCAATCATAACATCACGTTCCATCTCACCTATTCTGAAACCACCATCGCGACTTCTGCCTTCGGCAGGCTGTCTGGTAAGATTTACCATCGGACCAATAGACCTGCTATGTTGCTTGTCACTTACCATATGTTTCAAACGCTGATAGAACACTGGTCCAATAAATACACTGGTTTCTAGTTGATCACCAGTTAATCCGTTATATAGAATTTCATTGCCGTAACTTTCGTAACCAATTTTTTGCAGTTCCTTTGAAATGGTTTGAATGTCCATATTGCCAAAACTAGTTCCATCACCAAAGAGGCCGAGTTCAATGAGTACTTTTCCCAATAAGGTTTCTTTCAGTTGTGCAATTGTCATACGAGACGGAATAGCGTGAGGATTGATAATAATATCCGGACGATGTCCGTCCTTAGTGAATGGCATATCGCATTCAGGAATAATATTACCAACAGTACCTTTTTGCCCATGGCGTGAGCTGAACTTGTCACCAAATATGGGTTTGCGGAGAGTTCTCACGCGAACCTTGGCGAAATTATAACCATCGCCATTTCTGCCAGTATAATTTTTATCAATGTATGTATCTTCATTCGTACGAAATGTCTTACTTTGATCGTCATACTTAATGGTCTTAGTAGGATCATTACGGTTTTCTTTGATTGGTACGATTTTAGCAATAATCACATCGCGATTTTCCACGAGCTCATTCTCGGGAATAAATCCAGCGGCATTTAGTTTATTGTAGTTGCCAAACTTTACACCGCGGGTCTTGGTCGGGTCCGGACGACATCGGATAATTTCATCACGAATGATATTTTTGTCTTCGTCCTTTTCCGTGTGGTAAATAGTGGCGAGAAACAGTCCTCTGTCAATCGACCCCTTATTGATGAGTACACTATCCTCTTGATTGTAACCCGTGTGGGTCATAATTGCTACGTGGATTTGTGTTCCCGACGGGATTTTGTTTAGATGGATCAAGTTCATCAACCGTGTTTCTACCAATGGACGTGTCGGGTAATTCAAAACATACGCAGTCTTGTCCATTCGCTGATCATAGTTGGTGGCATATACACCAATCGCCTGTTTACCCATAGCACATTGGTAAGTATTTCTAGGTGCCTGATTGTGTTCTGGGAAGGGAACACAGGACGCAAGAACTCCGAATATAGTGCTGGGGTGTATTTCGCAATGTGTATACTTAAAATGTGCCTTTATGTCTTGAATGTACGAACTCTTGCATTTCATTGCAATCATAGCATAATTTTGTTCCTCGGGGTCAATGTATTCAATGACGGATTCCGACAGCTTGCAATTTGTCAGCAAGTCATTCCACGTAATTTCTTTGTTGGAAAGTTGTTTAATAATATCAGATGTGATAAGTGCCTTGTTGTCGCGCACGCGTAATACTGGACGAGTGAGCCGACCGCCGTCGTTGCATATGCGTATTTCTAATGCATTGTAGTTAAATATGATGGAGGTGTATATGTTGATAATGCCTTGGTATTTCTTATCAATCATATTCTGATAGAATGCGATGGGCGATTTGGCAATTCCAACCCAGCATCCATTTACAAACACCTTTACTTTGCCATACAATTCATGCGGCTTTGCTTCGTCTACTGATAAAATGTGTGGGCTTACATATTCATAGAGCGAGGAACTATTTGTCGGAATAGTAATATGCGCCATATAACTAATATTTTTGACAACACCAATTGACTGTCCTTCTGGTGTTTCCGCGGGGCAATTATGCGTAACGAAAGACGAAGCGACAAATGAATGATTATCGCTTCTAGTCGTAAAATCATATACCAATTCTGGTTCAATTTCGCGGATTGATAATATAGGGACGCTTACACAAGTATTTGCCAATCTATTATTGTTCAAATATGTGTTTTCGTAATGATCGGCGTCAGTGATTTCCAAATTAGCATTTTGACGAATAATGACTTCATCCCCAGCGCTTAGTTCTTCCAAGTTTTTCCACTCATACTTTCCTTCGTTATTTACAAGGAATGGATGGTTAGCAGTAGCCTTAACTTTCCTTCCACTAACTGTCGTAATTTCAAACAACTTGTCTGGCATTTTACTAAAGAATGAATGAATATCAGATGGTTCATCGAACAGAGTTTTCGGGTTCACGGTGGAAACCGTGTCTCCATCTTTCATATCTTTGATTTTCTTTACAGTCAATCTGTCTGACATTAGAACTTCGGTATCGCCAGTCAAACATAGGAATCCCCACGTAGTATTGTGCAATTTGCGAGGTGCGATTAATTCACCGCTCTTCTCCAACGGAGTATTGATTCGGCGAAGATGGCTTAAACTGGACACATATGTCAGTCGGTTTAAAACTTGTGCAACACCAACCTTGCTAGTGTTGGATTGTTTGATACTGAAATCGCCAGTAGATAGCGCACGGTTCAGCCCGTTTTCAATCGTCGTTGATTTCATAATCTTGTAAATATTAATATTGTTGATAATGTTGGCATAATCTTCGGTAGAACGCCAAGATCCGCTATTAATTTCACGCACGATATGCTTCTGCATTTCCTTAACGAGTTTATTGAAGTAGTTACGAAAGAGATTGTTTAGTAGTGTGCCAGTTAATTCAATGCGTTTATTTACATAGGAATCACGGTCAGATGCCGGAATGTATCCCAAGCTGGTCTGAATGAGCTTATGTGCCATATATCCGATGAGGTATAATTTTTGTTGTAATGTCTTGCAATGCGGAAATAGGTCGTGATCAAGCACATCCGCTGCAAATTCTCGTTTTTTACGTTGTCCAGTTTCTTTGTCCATATTGATGGGGGTATAAGCAACATATGTGGCGATATGATTGAACGCATCTTGTTGTGTCATATATTTATTCGCATCAATCGCAGATGCTTGTAGATGCGTAGTTTGAATGCCTTGATTTCCAGCGTCGTTATTTAATAATATGTAACTGCATATTTCCCTATCGCTGATTACACCAAGAGCACGAAACAGCGTGAATAATTCAATCGGCTGTTTAATTCGGGGAATATTTACGTATATTCCATATCCAAAACCGTTATTTTTGTTTGAAAGCATCATTTCAATTTGTTTGGGAGAGATGCATTTGAAGTCGGGTACAGATTTGATTTCAGCATACCACGACCATTTGGTAGTATTTTTGCCGTCAAAGCAGTAAATGCGGTTTTCAGCCGCACGTTCTTGCCCAAGAACCGTTTTCTCGGAGCCCTTGATAATAAAGTAGCCGCCGCAATCCATTGAGCATTCACCAGTATATTCGTGACTGAGATGTGGGTTCTGGGTCAATACACATACTGAGGACTTTAACATAATCGGCAACTTGCCAATATTGATTTTGGGCAATGTCTTCTCAATGATGCGGGGTGTATCCATGCAGTCTGTCGTGCGAATGACGTATTGTATATTAATATCAACAGTCATAGTGGAAGCATATGTAAAGTTACGCGTCTTTGCTTCTTGTGGCAACATAGTCTTTGTTGCCCCATTATTTTCGTGAATTTGGGGAGGATACAACTTGAAGTTTACAAATGAAATGAATATTTCTAAGAAATACTTGTCTTTTTCTGCCACATAATCGTTTTCCGAGTGAATAGTAACAGGATTGAACATTTGTATAGTTCGTTGAATTTGGTAATTGACGAAATGATTATACGATTCAATCTGATGACGAACCAACCGGTCAAGATGCTTTCCGTCAAAGTATGTTTCTATAATGTCAAACGGTTCTTCTGTGTAGTTGCCCAAGTGGTCTAGTAATTTTGTTTCTTCTGCGGACAACTTGGTGATGTTCTCGTCAATACACGATTGCACGGTCTTTTCCATCTGAATAATTTTCTCAATTTCTTGTGCAATCTCATTGTCCGAATAGCTTGGATTGAGTTTTCCCACAGACTTTGTGAATTTATCCATACTATCGTCATTCATATCTCCGTACAACCCACCCACATTTGCCGATTTCATTTCATAACTCATTTTAACAATCTATTTGTATTACTATTTCAACATTATGACATTTTCAATTTTTTGCCAATGCTTTGCATTATGTTCAAATAAAAACAGTATAAAACTTAACCTATGTACTACTTATCCAATGTCAAAATATAAAAAGTTAGTTAAATTATTTGACGAGAGTGCAGATGCTGTTCCAAGCAAACCGCCTCCACCAGCATTGCCGCCATTAATAACATCCCACATTCCATATCCACCACCAGTATTACAATATGGGCACGAACCATTTTATCTTCCAGATTTGGACTATCATTTATGGCATTTGTATTTTCAACCGATTGATCTATTATCTCCGCCAGTATCGCAGTATTCGTTATGGAAAGCGCAGTCGGAAATAAAGCTTAATCCGCCATTGTTTGAACCAAATGTACCAGAACCACTATGTCCAGTTCCGCCACCAATTACATCCACGTGTCACATAGACATTTCAGTGAATGATATAAGCGATTTACTTGCAATAACTGATAAGCATTCATATTGCCCAAATACACAGTACAATATTGACTTGGAAACGTTGCATAAAATTAAAGACGAGTTAAAACTATTAAATAATATGATCGGCATGGATACATTAAAACAGTCAATCGTGAACCAATTATTATATTTCATACAAAAGTTGCACGTTGGGAAAAATGTAAGCGATTTCAAACATACGGTTATATGTGGTCCACCTGGAACGGGAAAAACCGAGGTCGCGAGAATAATTGGAAGAATGTACTCAAAGGTCGGAATATTAAAAAAGAATGTATTTAAGAAAGTCACTCGTAATGATTTAATTGCAGGTTATCTAGGACAAACTGCGATTAAGACAAAACAGGTTATTAACGACTGTTTGGGAGGAGTGTTATTCATAGATGAAGCGTATTCATTGGCATCATCAGATAAAAGTGATAGTTTTTCTAAGGAGTGTATTGATATTTTATGTGAAGCATTAAGTGAACATAAGGATGATTTGATGGTTATTATCGCAGGATATGAGAAAGAACTGAACGATGCGTTCTTTCCAGCAAATCCAGGATTGTCGTCCCGATTTATATGGAGATTTACTATGCAGCCATATACGATGCAAGAACTAGTAAAAATAATGCATAAAATGGTGGCAGATCAAGAATGGACATTAGATGAGGACGTAGCTTTGACTGAAAAATGGTTTATGGATAAGAAGAAGAGTTTTAGTAGTTATGGGCGCGACATTGAAGCAATGATTACATATATAAAGATTGCACACGGGCGGCGAATATATGGAAATTTAACGGCAACCAAAAAGTGCATTAATATGAACGATTTAAATACGGGATATAAACAGTTTGTCGCGAATAAGAAACAAGAGGAGACTGTTAGTTTTGGGTTGTATGTGTAGGCATTTTAGTGTATTGGTTACATTATCTGTTTTTTTTCCTTTCTCTAATATATCAAATGAGTGAACACAAACAAATTAAAATAAATATTGCGGATTTTAATTTCAATGCAACACGAAAAAAGAAACCGAAAGATAAAACTCAAACTGCAAATGAAATAAAAATTAAAACGCCCACAAGTAAACCAAAAGTGGATACTTTAAAAAAACGGACATTGTTGAAAATGATCAGGCAACAACAAGAAGACCGTTATAATAAATTGTTCGGCACGAATAAAGATAAAAGTAGTGCCGCTGCTGTCGATGCAAAAGTGCCAGAGATAACCGAAATGAATACCGAGTTAGAAAAGGCAAAGGAATATTTAAACAATTTGAAGGAAAAGCAGGAGAAATCACATAATGGACATAATGCAACTATTAAACATTATCCGGTGCTGCATTCATTGCAATCTCCTGTTGCAAATTCGGTTTCTTCTCAGGTCACAACATCAAGCAATATAGTCCATAGTATGTCCCCTAAATATGGTTGCATGAAGAATGGTCAACTACCAACATATAAGACGTATATGCGAACTGCAAAGAACCAGCCGATTATTCAAATCGGCAATCCAGTTTCATCAATAGTCCATACCGATAATATGCAACCAATTCAGCATCAACCTCAACCTCAATCTCAACCTCAATCAAATATAATATCTAATATAGGATTAACAACGCCAGCAATAGCTTCTATGTCGGCAATTAGTGTCCCACAATCAGGAATATTTAATGTACCAGTTGCTCAACAAGCCGACATTCGTTCAAATGCCAGCGTAATTGATGCGAAAATAGCGGATGGTTTAAAGAGAATGTCGGAATTAAAACAGTCCGATGCCATTTTAAATAATATAAAAAATAAATATCGCCCAAAAAAGATGATGCAGCGAAAAACTGTGCGCCGAACATATAAGATTGGACGATCGAAGGTGCTACCAAGGATTGCCGTATTGGTTTCAAATAAAACAATACGTAATAATACTACGACTAAAACACAATTATTGAAGCAAACCTCCATGCAAGACGTAAAAAAACACCTTATACAACGCGGGCTAATACGGGTTGGTTGCACTACCCCTAACGATGTGCTGCGTAAGATGTATGAGAGTACAATGCTTATATGTGGAGATGTTCAAAACCATAATGCAGATAATTTGTTGTATAATTTTATGAACGACGACAAAGATCATTAGAACATTATAGTACGAAGTATATGGTGACACCAACTACAAACATTCCAATGATGTTCAGTTTAATATTTTCTAGCCAATAATTATTGGTATAATCTACCAAGTATGTCAATTTATCTGCATATCTAGAATGCATATAATTTTTGTTTGCGGCTTTGCAGTATATAGCACGATTATCATTTCCATATTCTTCTATGTAATCTTCTATATCTAGATATATGAACTGTCCATAATCATTATCATTAGTTGGTGCCATTTACATATAGCATTATTATATTTGGTTGAATAAAACAAATTAAGTTATTAATCAATTTTATGTGGGTGAGCGTACACTACGCCATAACAAATTATTATTTTCTTGTATTCGCTGAAAATAATCATATTTTATATCAGTGTCCCATCGTAAGCCGATTAGGTAATTGGCATTTGATAATCCTTGTGCTGTTTCTTGTCCACAAATGTGTACATATGTAAATGCAAGAATTCCACCAGGTGTTAATATTTGTGTAAGATATTGCAGCACATTTGAGTTAAATAAATTCGGACCGTATGGTGCCGGGCTTGTATTTAACATGATCAGAGAGTAACTAGACGTGTGCTCTTGCACGAACGTGCGTGTTGTGTCATTATTGCCGAAATTCATGCTAAAATCAACAGGAAAGTATTCACCGTGTTCATTTTTTGCAGATTGGTTGTTCACCTCAGATAAATATGACAGTGAAATGTTTTGTGGGTCTGTATCTAATATTGATGCAGCCTTTTGAATAAGCTGTTCATTCACCACTGGATGATTGACTTGACACATAACTAAAACGTTTTGCATTGTAATTGTTTTGTGGGGTGTATGAATAGTTGTTCGTTTCAATTTTACACTTTGTAATTTACATCACTAAACTACTATTTTGATAATGTATTTACAAATGCAACTGCACGGATGGTGTCAATTCATAATTAAAATTATTTAGGATATATTAATATAGCGATTATTATATCTAGTATGTCAGTAGACCAAGCAGTATTCACATACGCACAAAAAGCCGAACTAACGGATTATGTAAATGCATATCGTGCAAAGCATAATTCTCCACCACTTGTATGGGATGATACCATATCAGCGTTTGCACAAGAGTATTCGTTATACTTAGTAACGCATAACCTGTTTCAACATAGCAATAAAGAAGGTTATGGGGAGAACCTTGCTTATTTTCAAGGTTACCCCAACGAAATGATGACACTTATCAAGAAAAGCATTGACCTATGGTATGATGAAATTAAATTGTACAATTTTAACTATCCTGGCTATTCGCCGAGCACAGGACACTTTACTTGCTTAGTTTGGAAGTCAAGTACAACCTTTGGGATGGGGTATTCATATAACAATGATACGAAAGTTGTGGATATAACAATGAATACCGCGCCGCCTGGCAATATTATTGGACAATTTCAAGAGAATGTAAATCCCCCGAATGGTACTATTCCTCAGCCCACACCGACACCGTATCCTATACCGACGCCTTCTCCTTCGCCGATACCTTATCCGACACCAACGCCGGTTCCCACGCCTATCCCTTATCCGACACCGTATCCTATGCCCACTCCAATTCCTATCCCGCCATATGACGCAACCGAAGATATAAGACGAATTGTGTATTTGATATATTCATTAATCAATATGATAAATCGGAAACGTCCAATGAGAACCTTGATATATACAGTTGATGAAATTATATCAAATTTGAAGATGATTGATGACAATGCAATTTACAATAAAATGTACTTACTAAATCGTATGTACTATGTTAGATATGCATTACAAACGGGACGAAGTTCTCGGATGGTCATTTATGCCCTTACCGAGATTGCTCAATCATTGTCACCCACTGCATAAATATTAACTTGAACGGATATAGAAATAACGCATCAAGATAAGGTAGAGTACAATAATGACAACTGTTCAACCAGCGGAGCAAGGCATATATGAAGAATATTTTCGATTAACACAAGAATATAAGACCAAATATGGTGAAAAGACGATTTTGCTAATGCAAGTTGGTGCATTCTTTGAAGTATATGGACTAAAACGTTCCGAAACGGGAGATGTATATGGAAGTTCTATTATCGAAATGTCGGATATTTGTCAATTAAATGTGTCTGAAAAGAAATCCAGTTATGACAATTCCCAAATACTAATGGCGGGGTTTCGCGATTATACAATTGACAAATACATAGCGAAATTGGTTGAATGTGGATATACCCTTCCAGTATTTATACAGGAGAAAGTGGGCAAGACAGTGAAACGTGTATTTGACCAAGTATACTCACCTGGCACTATCATTTCGTGTGAAACAGACGCACAGTCTAGTATGACCAATAATATTATGTGCATTTGGATGGAACTGCATAAACCATTCGGTAAGACATCGCCAGTTATGCAGTCAAACACGCGTGAAAGCATTGTATATGGGGTATCCGTGGTGAATATATTTACCGGGAAATCGTCTATATTCCAATATGAAGCGCCGTTTTTTATGAATACAACTACATTTGATGAATTAGATAGATATTTATCAGTATATTCACCGAGCGAACTCATTCTAATATCACCGTTTGAGGGCGATGATTTGCATCGTGTAGTACAATATTCAGGTATAAAAACGGGAGCAGTTCATCAAATATGCACAAAGAAGACAGACGATAAGGTACAGACAAAGAAACTGAAACGATGTTCTGAACAAACATATGTAAAACAACTTATTTCCACTTTTTATAATGACGAAACGTATAATATCTGCACGGAATTTCAACGCGATACTATCGCAACACAATCATTCTGTTATTTGTTAAATTTTATTCAAGAACATAACCCCAATCTGGTAAAACGCATTTCCATACCGGACTTTGATAATACATCCACACGTATGATTTTGGCAAACCATACACTTAGTCAATTGAATATCATCGACGATGCGATTACCAGCAGCAAACAATATGGGAACGTTTCGTCTGTTCTGTCACTATTAAATAAGTGTTGCACGCCGATGGGCAGACGTAAATTCCAGTATCAACTAACAAACCCCACATTTAACGAGGAGTGGTTAAATTCCGAATATATTATGACGGCAATGTTCTTGGTAGATGAGCAAAGCCACTACATTGATGCATTTAGAAAGTTATTGGGAAAAGTGCGTGATACCGAAAAACTATGTCGTCAGTTAGTTTCTAATAAAATATATCCAAGCAGTCTCTATCATTTATATGAAAGCGTGAATATCATTCAGCAGCTAAATATGTGCTTGTATGAAAATCCGGAAATATGTCAATATTTATGCTCGGAGTTCTTTGAAAAACAAGATGTCGGGCAAAGTTTTACATATATAAATGAGATATGCACAAATGTAACTGATTTTCTTAGCAGAAATTTAATATTAGATGTTTGTGCAACCACTACATCTATGACTGTATTTCCAAATAATATCATTGCTCCTGGAATTTCATCGGAAATAGATACCATCTTGCATAAGTATAAGTCCTCTATTGCCGAGTTTGAACAAATACGTGAATATATGAATGATCTAATGCGACGAAACGAAAAATCCAGCGACACCGAATATGTTAAAATACACGAGACTGAAAAATCAGGGGTATCATTGCAAATAACCACGAAACGAGCAACGGCTCTGAAAATGTATATGATGAAACAAGAAAAATGCCTCCCTTATCCGTCACCGTCACCGTCACCTACGGAGAATATGAATGCCAGAGATTATTACGCCCCTACTGAAAGAAATGTTTTGAGAGGCAATCAAGTGGAACATAGTCAAGTTGTTAGTATATCGGATCTTAGGTTTGTAAAGACGTCTAGTTCTATCACTACAATTGAGTCAGACCATCTTATCACTCTTTCACGTGATATTCTAAATAGCAAAGACGAATTGAATAATGCGATAACAAAGGTTTATTTGGATATTATTGCTCGGTTTGTGTCGGAGTTGTTTATTGAACTAGAACACGTATCAAAGTATGTTGCGAAACTAGATGTTATTATATGCAAGGCATATATTGCGAAACTGTACAAATACTGTGTTCCAACAATAGATAGTTATGCAAGTAAATCATACGTGAACGCTCGGGAATTGCGCCATTGTTTGATTGAGCATATCCAACAGAATGAATTGTATGTGGCGAATGATGTTTCCATTGGAATGGATGATGATATTAACGGGTTTTTGTTATATGGAACAAATGCAGTTGGCAAGACCAGTTTCATACGTGCATTGGGCATTTCGGTTATTATGGCTCAGTCTGGGCTATATGTGCCATGCTCGCAATTTGTATATAAACCATATACTGCGATTTTCTCACGTATTCTTGGAAACGACAATATATTTAAAGGGTTATCCACGTTTGCCGTTGAAATGTCGGAATTGCGTATTATATTAAAAATGTCAGACGAAAATAGTTTAGTTTTGGGAGACGAATTGTGTTCTGGCACCGAAATTGAGTCCGCACTAAGCATCTTTGTTGCTGGATTGATGGAATTAAACAAGAAGAATTGCTCATACATATTTGCGACGCATTTCCACGAAGTTACTCAGTATAGCGAAATCACTGAAATGCCTAAGTTGGGGTTAAAGCATATGGAGGTATCATACAACCGCGAATTAGATTGTTTGGTTTATAACCGAATATTAAAAGACGGTTCGGGACCTCGCATTTATGGGTTGGAGGTCTGCAAATCACTGCATCTTGAAGAAGAGTTCTTGGAAACCGCTTATGCTATTCGCAATAAATATTATCCTGAAAATCGTGGCGAGTTGTCAAACGAACCGTCTGTATATAACCGTCGGAAAGTACGAGGCAAATGTGAAATTTGTAATAACAATATTGGTGAGGAAACGCATCATTTAAAACAGCAAAAGGATGCCGACAAAAACGGTTATATTGGTAGCATTCACAAAAATCATCCGGCGAATTTGCTGACGGTATGCGAGAAATGTCACGATAAGATACATTCTCCGAGTAATAGTGCCGGAGCTAAGACGGCACCTAAAAAAACGAAAACGACCGCTGGGTATAAGCTGTTGTAACGGGTGATTTTGCCTATAAAGTTGTTTACTATGAAATTATTTATAGTAAACAAATGCCGCAATATTACGGTTTGCAATTACCGTAGCATTTGCCGTCATGATAATAGTAGTCTTTGTCTCTTACGGTAATATCGCCGTAATTCAATTTATTGCGGGGTCCGAGCGCATCTCCACTAACACATTTTGACCCACCCAATAAAACGCAGCACGACATTGCGCCACAGTTATTTTTGTCAATTGCTAAACACATCTCTTCTAGTTTATCCGGCTGATTTTTATAATATGAACAAGCACCCCCCTTCATCGTAGCAGGGTCTAAGTAGCTAGATGTGCTTGATTGTCCAGTGGTTTTGCTCAAATACACACTGTCTTCGTAGCTAGGGACATATGTGGCTGATCCGAATTTATAACTACCGGGTTGATAATAAGTCGGCGAACCGCCCAAATCACCGGTGGGTTTTAGTTCAATCATTTTATTGTCTGGTCCAGCAACAAATGCTACTCCGGTCGCATCAGATGCAGGGGGAGTTTGGTCGGGTGTAGCAGCACTCTGCTTTTTTAAATTATCAGCAGCGGTTTGACCATCAAGTATGAGGGCGTTAAACCGTTCAACGTCTTTTGTATACGTTAACATCGAATTTTGATATCTAGCAAGTTCCGCTGTAATAGACTGTACCGCATTAATCTGCTTTGTTCGGTCTTCTGGTTTGGGTGTAGCATCTAGCAATTTTTGTGCATTGGCTAGACGAACTTTCGCATCATCAACCTGTTTTTGATATTTAGCAATTTCCGTAGTCATAGTTTGTATCAAGTTAGTTTGTCTTTTTTTGTCTTCTGGTTTGTTCATAGCATCCAGCGATTTTTTTGCATTAGTTAGCTGAACATTCGCATCACCAATTTGTTTTTGATATTTCGCAATTTCCGCTGTAATAGATTGCACCTGGTTAATCTGCTTTGTTCGGTCTTCTTGTTTGGTTGTAGCATCTAGCACGTTTTGTGCATTGGCTAGACGAACTTTCGCCTCATCCACTTTAACTTGTGTGTCGGCGGCATTTTTCAACGCACTGTCGCGCTGCTTAGTCAAGTTTGCAACATATTCATTTGCAATTTTTACTGCATCGGCATTGTCCATATTTTCAAATGTTGGTTGGTACAAGCACGGCAGACATAATAAGAAAATGATAGATATTCCAATGAGTATCCACGTAAACGCCTTCATGCTTTTATATATTGTGCACATTTTATCCTACATTCATTGTAATAAAAAATTGAATTATCTCGTTCGTGTGTTCTGATAAAATAAATAGTAGTTTTATATAACTAAATAAGTTACAATGATTATCCCAATTAAGTGTTTTACTTGCGGGGGTGTATTAGCAGATAAATATAGATATTTCCAAATGGAGGTTAGGCGAATTAAGTCTAGTAAGGGAATGTCCGTTGATAAGGTAGTGTATTTAACTAAAACAAATGTGGAAAAAACGCCTGAGGGAGAAGTGCTTGATAATTTAGGTTTGCACAATGTATGCTGTCGTCGTCATATGCTTACTCACGTTGATATTGAATAAAAACCCTGCTATGCATTTATATAATTTTGGTTCGTTTTTTTATGCGTTAAATGTATACACGAGAATGCCGAGAATTAGTAAAAGCCGTAGGTCGCAAAAAACGACCAAGCGACGTCACAATAAGAGCACGAAACGAAGAATGCGAGGAGGATGTGGATGCAACAGTGCAGTTCCAACCACAATAATGCAAGGTGGCAATGGATGTGGTGCAATCAAAATGTCAGGGGGGAATGTTTTAGCAGGTGTGCCAAAAGAGGCATATTACACACTTTCTAATGACAATAGATTACTAGACGCGAATCTATCGTCTAGAATAATCGGTGGAGGAAGAAAAACAAAACGTGGTCACCATGGCAAGAGGCATCACAAAGTGTCTGGCGGCAGTGCGTTGTCCCAGTTGGGGTCATTTTTCTCCGCGGGCTCCGCTATAACAATGCAGCCGATTGCAAACGCCCCCAATATGCATTCTCATCCACTTGTATAGGCGCAAGTTGGCAAAATATAATATAATTTAACTGTATAGACGATTAAGTTATGTCTTTTGTAGGATTAAGAAATTTATGCACGCCCGCATATGTCTATTTGGTTATTTCTAGCATTGCATTGGTGGTAATGTTTATGCAAAATATTGGCAATACAACAATATATTGTTTAGGGTCTTTTAGTTGCGATGTGACAAACACCAGTATGATTTTTGTCATTAAGTTGATATACGTCTTGTTCTGGACTTGGTTGCTGAACATTATTTGCCGAGGTGGTGCCACTGCGTTCGCTTGGTTATTGGTCTTGTTGCCATTTATTATGTTATTTTTGGTAATTGCGATGATGATGATGGGAATATTCTAATTGTGTACTTTGATCAATACAATAATTTATGTAAACGATATGATACTAAAAAGCTATCATATAGTGTAATGGAAAATAATGTTATGCGATATTTGCCGTACTATGTAGTACATCGATGTATAATACCGTATACATATGAATTGCAGCCAAAGCATTTGTTGATGGACATTCGGAGTTTTCGCGTTGATTACTCGCTCGTAGAGAACATTTATTATACAATGTATAATAGCAGTATTCTGTTTACGGATTTAGCCCAATATTGCAATGGCACTGGTGCGGCATACGTTGATGACATTTCCCCAAAATATATCAAAATTCTACGAAGACATACTGCATTGAAGAACAAAACGGACGAGTACATTCAAAACCTTGAATTGCATAATAGATTTGGTGTTGGACCACGCACATACGCACGACGGTCTAGGATTATTTGGGGACTATTAACTCCTACTGAAAGAACCGAATTTATCAATAGGTACATTTTAGAAGATGATGCGTTTCTAGAAAATTGAAATCGATATTGTTGAATAGAATGATATAAAATTATAAGTCTATATTTTATACCAATGAACCCAACACTATCTAATATATCGGAGGATGGCGACATCTATAAGTTTACATTAAGCGGGATTAATGTAAGTTTAGCCAATGCTATTCGCAGAACCATATTGTCTGATATTCCCACCGTCGTGTGTTATACTGATACTAGTGTAGATGGACAATGCAGCATACCGATTAATACTACCCGTTTGCATAATGAAATTCTCAAACAACGCCTTAGTTGCATTCCCATCCATAGTGCAGAACTAGACACGTTGCCCGGCAATTATGTTTTAGAATTAGATATTCAAAATGAAACTGACGCGATGATTATTGTTACGACTGAACACTTCAAAGTAAAAAATAAGGCAAATGGAAACTACATCACCGAAGAAGAAACCCGCAAACTATTTCCACCTTGCCCAAAAACAAATATGTTCATTGATTTTGCTAGAATTAGACCAAAGATTGGTGCAAGCATTCCTGGCGAACGAATTAAGATGACTGCTGAGTTCTCCGTACATACTGCGAAGGAGAATGGAATGTTTAATGTGGTTTCCAAGTGTTCATATGGAAATACTCCCGACGTAGTTCGTGCGAAGAGTGTGTGGGAAGAGCGTGAAAACAAATTACGGTCAGAACAATTAACCGCAGATGAAATCGCCTTTCAAAAAAAGAACTTTATGTTGTTAGACGCTCAACGTTATTTCGTAGAAGACAGCTTTGATTTCGTGCTTCAAACTCTTGGCGTGTATGAAAACCGTGTTATTGTCAAGAAGGCGTGTGCGGTTTTGCAAAATAAATTGGCGGAAATCGTGAATACAATTGATGCAAAGACCATTCCGATTATAAACAGCGAAACGACCATTGAAAACTGCTATGATGTCGTATTAGAAAACGAAGATTATACTATTGGTAAGTCGCTAGAATATGTCTTGTACAATAAATATTATTTGGGAGATAAGTCCCTAACCTTTTGTGGATTTAAGAAATTCCATCCACACAATGATGATAGCACGTTACGTATTGCCTTTGGATTGCCGTCAAGCACACAACACGTATCTGATTATTTAAGAATAAGCTGCATTGAATTGCACGAATTATTTAAAAAGGTGCACAGTATGTTTTAGAATAGTAGATTGATAACGTAGAAACATATATTTTTTATCTGCATCAAATATTGCGGCGTTATGTAAAATTGTCTATGTATAATTTAAGAATGAAAAAAATAAAAATTCCGATTAGATATTTGCCGTTCAGGTTAACACAGAAAGATAAACAAGAGCAAACTAAAATGTTGAATAGATCAAAAATAATGTATAAAACGGGTAAATATTACACACGAGATAAATTATCATCGTTTAATAGTAAACCTTCCAAACACGTAGCAACCGCCCGTAAAATGTATAATGTAGAAAATGTGATGCCTAGTAAAAATCTATCTCGCAAAACTGGTTGTTCAGTAAGTGCATTAAACAAGATTGTTAAAAAGGGTATGGGTGCGTATTATTCGTCTGGGTCAAGACCAAATCAAACCCCACACTCGTGGGGGCTAGCCAGATTAGCCAGCTCCATTACTGGTGGTAAATCTGCGGCGGTTGATTATGATATTTTGGAGGATGGTTGTAACCATAGAAAGCCCGCCTTTATTTTAGCAAATAAATCGGTAAAGAAATATAAGCATGGTCAATCGAAAACCAAAAAAATAGTAGTGAATGTCTAACTTATCAAGTAGATAGTAAAATTGATTGTTGATATACAGTTCAAATATGTATATCAAAATGGGAGCGTCATTATGTTGTTCATATACGTACAATGCGCCAAAAAATATTTCCACGGATACACTATATCACAATATGGAATTTGATTATTTGAATAACGTTGAGTATAATGATACGACAGTGTTTACCTTTCCAATCAAGTATGGAAAGGTGGTAAAAATTTACGACGGTGATACGATTACAATTGCAGCGAAGCTTCCAAACACGGAAGGACCGATTTACCGATTTTCAGTTAGATTAAACGGGATTGATACACCCGAAGTAAAAGGCAAAAGTGTTGCTGAACGGGACTTGGCAAAGCAAGCAAAAGGCGCATTGCACGAACTGTTGTATGGAAAAATTGTGGAATTACGAAATGTTGCCAATGAAAAATATGGACGCATATTAGCCGATGTCTATGTTGGCGATATTCATGTAAATCAATGGATGATTACGGAGAATTTTGCGGTATCATATGATGGCGGTAAGAAACAACGTCCCGATAATTGGGATTAGATTGCAAATAATATATAGAATTGTTATAATATATTATTATTACAACAATGGATAATGAAGCGAAAACAAAAACTATTCATTTTGAGTTAGGAAATATCAATACTTCTTCCTGTTTGCAATATAATTGTGCAGAATATGACAATTTTGGGGATAATTATAATCACATTATTGATAACGTGTATGTAGGTAATATTTTTTCATTTGGTGACAATAATTTTATTGCAGGACTGGACCAAATTATCAGTTTGGTCAAACCGCCGTCGTCTATGAAACATATCAATTCTATTCACATATTGTTTGATGATATGGATTATGTTGATATATTGCCATATGCCGAGCGGGTTTTTGCATTATTAGAGACTGGCAAAAAAACACTGGTGCATTGTTTAGCTGGGAGGTCAAGGTCTTGTGCGGTTGTTCTATATTATATTATGAAAAAACATAACAAAACATTTCAAGAAGCACACGACATATTGAAAGCAAAACGGGTTGATACGTGCATAAATAGAGGATTTATCCGAACGTTACAACAGTATGAAACGCAACTACATTTGTAAATAATTTAGACCTATATTTGGAAAATCAATTGTAAAAATGTGCACGTATGGTATAGGTCTTATATGGAAAATTCAATAAATATATTTTACAAAATATTTCAAATAATGGATCATTATGAAACCGTTTTAGATAATAAATCTTATCACGGAAATAAGTATAAACCAGACGAAACCTTCAATGATTTTATGAATGCAGACGATTTTTTTTCGTTTATATCTAAACAAGTTCCCATAAATAAGGTTCCAAAACCTCCCCCTAGGAGCGGCAATGCACCACCGGATGACGATGATTTCTTCTCCGCGGGTGCACCCCCTCCACCTTCTGCTGATGACAAACCCCCTACCGACCCAGATCCCTTTGCCAGCGAAGATCACCCGTCCGATGCTGTTCCCAAAACAGACGAGGATGCAATAATCAAGAAATATATTAAAAAATGTTACAAACTCATTGTTTTAAAATGTCATCCAGATAAGAATACGACAAAAACAAATAGTAGTGTTCTCTTTATAAAATGCAAGGACTATTACAATGAACAATTGCTAATTGGATTATTGTATATATTTTATCTTTATAAGATAAAGCCTCCGCATCCATTAGATATTTCTACACCGGTTGTGCCAGACGACAATTGCAATATACTTATCGATCGGATTTTGCGCGAAATACGAGTTATTCAGGATAAATTAACAGAACTGAATTCACCAGTTCAAGAAGAACCAGTACCTGAACCACAACCAGAGCCAGAACCGGAGCCAGAACCACCGACAAGTGATGTACAGTCGTCAGAAAATTGAACTTGATTATATACTTTATATATGATCAACCTAGTGCAATTATCATAAGAAATGGAAAAGCGTCTGAATGTCAAGTTTGAAACGTATATTACGGAATTTAAAAATGAAATTCGTGATAAGATTAAGCAGTTGAAATTTAGTGAAACAGAAAAAAGTAGCGAATTAGTTGGGTTTGTATACGATTATGAACGCTTGATATTTGAAAAGGACGACGTTTGCAAGCGTAAGCGTATAAAGAATGCAGTGCCAGTACTAAATCGTTGCAATGCAAAGCGTGCAAACGGCGAACAATGCACTCGGCGACGTATGGATGAACACGAGTTTTGTGGAACGCACGTGAAGGGCACTCCACACGGACTAATGTGCCAATCCGGGGCGGTTGAACAATTGAAACGCAAGGTTGATGTAACTGCACACGAAATTTGTGGGATTGTGTACTACATTGATGATGTAAATAATGTATATAACACCGAAGATGTTATGTCCGGAACAGAAAATCCACGCATCATTGCTAGATATGAAAAACATCACGGACGATATACTATTCCTGAATTTGGACTAATGTAATGCCTACGGACTTGCCGCATCCTTTGCCATCTTGCGAACAAGGGTTTCTTTTACCACCTCCTCGCGATTTTCAATAATATATTCATTCACTTGTGTTGCTTGCATTAAATCGCCGTTGTAATATTTAGTTAAAATATCAAACAATCCTTTTTTTGTTATCGGCTTCTTTACATTGCGCTTGGTATAACATAACTGACCGTCTTTGATATCAAAACAATCAATGTTATTTGCATTCATTGTTTGCATTAACTTGGTAGATACGTTTTTTTTTTCGTTTTTGCGCGAACTGATCTCGGCTTGCAACTTTCGTATTTCATTGTCTAATTTTACCCAATCCTTGATGCTATCTATTAACTGTTGCTTATTTTCCATTATTTTATATACATAATGCTAGATTTTTATACCGTTTACCATTATTATTTGGTTAGCGGCATCATATTATTATATATATAGTGTATAATACCGAGATACAATTAAGATGTTCTTAATGACTTCACGCAGAACTATGAATAATCCAAATGAACAACGCCCAAATAATTTTATGCCTCTACGCAATCGTACGGCTCCTTCATCCACACCAACAACTATTAATGCAGTGGTTCAACCAGAAGCACCTAGCAAACCGAAGATGAAATGGGGGGCTCCAACATGGACATTCTTACATACATTAGTCGAACAGTTTAAAGATGCTCTTTTCCCTGCAATGCGACAAGAATTATTTCGTATCATTTTTACAATCTGCACAAATTTACCTTGTCCGATATGTTCTAAGCACGCACAAGAATATTTGAGTAAGATTAATATCAATTCTATTCAAACAAAGCAAGATATGATCCATATGATGTTTGTATTCCACAATGAAGTAAATAAACGTAAAAGTGTTGCCCCGTTCCCCATTGATGGCTTAGATAAATACAAAACCGGTAACTATAAAGCGATCACCAATATTTTTATCGTACATTTTCAAGAAAAAACCCGCAACATTCATTTAATTGCGGATGAGATGTATCGACAGCGGAATATCGCAATAGTTAAACGATGGATTGTTGATAATATTGACAAAATCGAACTAATTGAATAAAATAATACCGCAAAACTGTATCATTTTATGAATATTTGGCCAATCACATCAATTTACATATTTTTTGTTATGAGTTTTCCGCCTTTGTATACAGAACATTTGAACGTTGATGTATTCGGCTTTGAACATTTTACCAATTCAGGAGAACCTGTCGTGAAATATAACATGTCCATCTGTTTTCCGCCACTTGATACCGACAGTGCCCACAGTAGACCCATCAAACCACCCAATACAAGTGATGCAGCCAGTTGTCCAAACTTATAACACGAATTTTTAACATTCCACACAAAATCAAATATTAGTAATACTGGGAAAAATATGAGTGTTGGCACATTCATAGCAGCCACGCTGTTCTTTATTATTGGGTAAAGTAAATATACAAACGTGAATGCCAACATTGATTGACTTTGTGGCAGAAGTGAAGTATCTTCTACGAGAGAAAACGCTTTGCATATATCGGCTGGTGCCGGGGGTGCATCAAACATATCTGTCCACCACGTATGTTTAGCGATGTTTGTGAGTACCGGCGAGAACATCATAACTATCGCGGTCGATAGAATTAAACCGGCTAAATATACTACACCTTTGTAATCCGCGTTTAATAATGAAGCCAGTGTAAAGAAACATGCGATTATGAATGGTGCCAGACGCAGAAACAAGTATCCAAATACTAATAAATTTAAATCAAACATCGGGTCTATTATACTATACTTGCACATTTGTTTTTCACGTACTTGTAAAAACGTAATTAAACACTTCTTGAATTGTGGATACTTTATAGAACTCTATGCCATCGGACACTTTTGCGGTTTTCTTCCATTCTAGGAAGTCGCGGTGGTTTGCTTCTGGGTATAGAAAGATTTTTATACCCGCACGTATACCGCCGGTTATTTTCATGTCTAGACCACCAATCGCAGTTACTTCTCCCTGCAAATTGATTTCGCCAGTTATTGCTAGATTGTTCTTTATCTTTTTATTGTTGAATATACTAAATATGGCTGCTGTGATCGCTGCTCCCGCCGATGGACCGTCCTTTGATACTGCCCCCTCTGGACAGTGAATGTGTAGTCCTTGACATTGTGTTTCCTTAAATTGTACCAATAAATCCTTTTTGACCTCGTTTGGTGTTAGGTTCCACGCTAATGATTTGGCAACGTTCATGCTTTCTTTCATCACGTCACCTTGTAATCCAGTTAATCTTAGTTCCAAGAAAGAAGAAGATGGATATAGCAGAGTTTGTATTGGTATTATTCCGCCTCGTCCCAGTGCATTCGCCCACAGCCCGTTGATTATTCCGACTTCGGGAACCTTATGTATCGTTTTTTCGGTAATTTTATGATACTTTGTTAAATACTTATTTTCCAAGTTGTCCTCGGTAATTATTATTGGCAACTCAATGTCCGTATCACTTGCGTTTTTCAGTATATCTAAGTTGATTTCTCCAAATAAATCAAACAATAATTCTTTTAGTTTTCTAACGCCGGGTTCCAATGTATATTTCTCTATTATGTGTTCTATCATGCTATCCGATATATCCACGATATTATCAAAACCCATTTTGGTATTTATCTCGGGCAATATATATTTCTTTACAATTACCATTTTGTCATCTAATGATAGGTTCTCAAATTTGATGCGATGTATGCGATCCAATAATATACGGTCTATTTGGTCAGGATCATTATATGAAAATATAAAGAGAGCCTTTGATAAGTCAATGTTTATGCCACTAAAATATTTATCTTGAAACGTATCGTTCTGCGTTTGGTCTATTAAATGGGTAAATATGCCGATTATTTCGCGCCCGTTCTCCGTCTTGCTTACTTTATCCAGTTCATCAATATAAATGATTGGGTTCATACATTTTGCATCCATTAATATGTCTACTATCTTGCCCCATGTTGAGTTCATATATGTATAGCCGTGTCCTTCTATCGTGGAACCATTACACGACCCACCCAACGCAATAAATGCGAATGGACGAGAACTTCCATCTGCGTTCTTTAAACAATGCGATAATCCTTTCTTGGCGAGTGATGTGTTATGTGCAACTGTAAAATCGCCTAATAAAAATCGGGAATTGCCATCAATTTGAAATCCGTAATAGTCATCTTCGTCCAATGGAACCACTCGAATGCCTGTATTCATAGGATCTTTTATTTGTTTGTGAGGGCGTGCCCGTTTACGTTGTAATAATACAGGTATTTCATTAAGTCCATTGCCCGTTATTATTATACGATGATATGTTCCCCATCTTCTTTCACCATTATACATACACGATTTTTCACATTCTTGCATCATTCCACGCATTCCAAGACTTCGCACCAAAAATAATATGTCATCTGCTAATATTTTATTCTTTTGAGTGATTTCCAAACTATTGTTCGTTGGATTATGGTATCCATCGCTGTCTATTAAACCTGCAAGCAATTTTAGTCTGTTTTCCTTTGAATTGCATTTATACACATCCGGAATATGTTTGTTGTGGATGAGATTGTATTTTTTTAAAATGTTTAAAAACGCGTTCCTTGAATAATCTTTCTTGCCAGTTGTAATATGATAAGTAATTTCATTTTTGGTTCCCATTTTGCCTTGGTTAATTTGCAGACCGTGTTGTTGGGCATATTTACTATAATACTCTACTATTTCAGGGTCTATTGTTGTTATTCTAAACGTAGACTTGTCACCGTTTCCTAACCAATAACCCAATGCATATGGTTCCATATCTAGCTGCTGTTCTACGAAATTTATTCCAACTTTGTATCCTTTCAAACAATCCTTCAAAGATGCCGGCAGACTTAAATAATCTTTTATGCATATATCAACTATATCGTTTTTATAATAGCGACTTCCCAGTATAGTTTTATGTCTGTCTCCATTTAGATTGGGTTTTGTCATTTTAAGACTAAGTATATGACTTTCGTTCACCACATAATCATCGCCCTTTATTTGTTCTATGCGATACATTTTTTCTCTTCCTTTACCCAATGCCAACACATTACGCGGTCTGCTATCGTCACCCATCAATTTATCATCTGTTGTTATATCTTGAACCATCTTTATTTTTCCATTTGATAGCATAATAGGTGTATCCCGTTTGAAACATTTACCAATGCCAGGTGAGCCTTCAAACCCAAAACAATAACCAGTTTGTTCGCCGTTCATCCATTGTCCTATTATTTTCATTATTTGATTCTTCGCCCGCCGATGTGCATATATGGAATTATCCAGCACGGATAGGACATCTGATAGAGTATTTTCTACCTTCTTTATGTTCTTGTTTAACGTTTCAGTATCGGTTATTATTCTCGTCAAAGATGATTGTGTTATATCGGCCATTACCTTGTCATATAAATCATATAAAATCATCGGTTGTTCCTTCTTGATTTTTTCCAAAAATTCGGCGATTTTCTTTATCTGCATCTGTTTTGTTTGGTTTGATGTGGTTATTTTTATATCTACTGCGTGTGTCTTTGCATAATTATTTACGTGTTGCACAACCACATTTATTTCTTTTAAAGATAGACTATTTAACACGGTTTCTATCATTGGACCAATGTTCTCGCGCGAGTATTCCATAATGGCTTTTGTTCCTTTTATTATATCCAACACAGTGTACATCTTCTTTGATGAAATTTTCAACTCAGGAAATAACCGTTGCACAATGGTTAATATGCGCCGATACCATTCGTTCAATATCTTTATTTCTTTCAATGCCGGTTCCTCGCGATATACTCCAAACGGTATTTTTATCAACCCTTCTAAGTATTGTTTGGCTTTTAACCCCATCTCGTCTGGCTTGCCTTTTATTTCTTTT